CGGCCTCCCCGCCACTCTGATGCCCCACAGCTACCTGTCCATGCACCCGGCCAACGTCGGGCTGGCCTTCAAGGGCCTCGGCGACGCCCCTCAGGCCGCTGGCGAGGCGTCCAGCGAGTCGAAGTGATGGACTTCGAGGCTTTCCTCCGGAAGCTGATCAAGGAAGACGCGGCTTTCCGCGTCTTCCTCGGTACCAATAACGAAGGCCGGGTGCTTGTCACGTTCGACAACGAAGGGGTCGGCCTCGGCGCTTTTCTTGTCGTGGAGAACACGATCCACCCGGTACTTCCGAAACCCACCCCCCAGCGCGTCGTCGCTGAGGGCTTCGACGCCCACAAGGGCATGGGAGAGAAGTGATGACTCCGCTGGAGTTCGTTTTGTGGCTCAACGGTGCTGCGGGCGTGGTCGGTGAGCAGCCGCCCTCCCCCGAGCAATGGGCCAAGATGCACGAGAAGCTGGACGAAGTGGTTGGTGGCATCGTTGCCTCGCGCCTGCTCGAGGAGGCCGAGGGCCTCGCCAAGAAGCGCGAAGAACAGCGCATCGCCGCCGAGCAGATGTTAGGTATCAGGAAAGCCCAGATGGAGCAGCAGGCTCGTATGGCGCAGGCCTACGCCCAGCAGATCGATGAGCTGACCTACAAGACCCTCGCTGCGACGACCTCCACCGCCGTACCCACCAACGGCGGCATCCTGAGCACCTTGCTTGGACCGAAGGGGCGCAAGCCCTGATGGACGCCAACCAGCTGATGTTCTACCTCCGTGGTTTCTTCGAGAACGTCCCTGATCCGTCGGCCGAGCAGATCTCGGCCATCAGGAACGAGATTCTCGGGGCAAAGCCCGTCGAGCCGCCGAGGGGGCTCCCTCTCCCTCCCGGCACTTGTCTGGACTGCGGTCCCCCGAAACCCGGGCCTTTGCCGCCCCCGTACCTCGATCCTGCCCGAATCCCCGCTTGACAGCGGGGATTTTTCTGTTAAGTTCCGCGATATCGGCAGTACGGTCCGACAACCCGTACGGAGCACGACCTCCTAAAAAGTCGTTTCCGCGCAGGCCTGAGCGAAACCCGGGCGCAACGATCCGACCTTTTCCCATATTTGGAGGCCGTCATGGCACTTACTAATTTCTCCCTGCTCACCGAAGAGCAGAAGACCATCTGGTCGATGGACCTGTGGAAGCAGGCCCGCAACTATTCGTTCGTCAACCGTTTCCTCGGCAAGGACACCAATTCCATCATCCAGCACGTGACCGAGCTGAAGAAGTCGGTCAAGGGCGCTCGCGCCGTCATCACGCTGCTGGCGGATCTGGAAGGCGACGGCATCGCCGGTGACCGCACCCTCGAGGGCAACGAGGAGGCGATGAAGTCCTACGATCAGGTCATCCGCATCGACCAGATCCGTCACGCCAACCGCCACGAAGGCCGCATGGCCGATCAGAAGTCGGTGGTCGAGTTCCGCAACAACAGCCGCGACGTGCTGGCCTACTGGCTGGCTGACCGCATCGACCAGATGGCGTTCCTGACCCTGTCGGGCGTCAGCTATGCGATGCGCAACAACGGCGCTGCCCGCAACGGCTCGGACCTCCCGTTCCTCGAGTTCGCCGGCGACGTCACCGCCCCCACCAACCAGCGCAAGTACCGCTGGAACGGCACCAGCAAGCTGCTGGAGGCCAACGGCGCGACCAGCTCGGTGGCCAGTGGCGACACCCCGATGTGGGAGCTGTTCGTCCAGCTGAAGGCTGCGGCGAAGGACCAGTACATGCGCGGCGTCAAGGGTCAGGGCGGCGGCGAGACGTTCCACGCCTTCCTCACCCCGCAGGCCATGGCTCGCCTGAAGCTGGACCCGACCTACATGGCCAACCTGCGCAGCGCCATGAAGCGCAGCGAGTCCAACCCGCTGTTCACGGGTGACTCGGTCGAGGTCGACGGCATCGTGCTCCACGAGTTCCGCCATGTGTACAACACGGCGGGCGCTACCTCCGGCAACAAGTGGGGTGGTGCGGGCACGCAGGACGGCTGCCAGATCCTGTTCTGCGGTGCGCAGGCGCTGGCGATGGCCGACATCGGCAACCCTTACTGGGTTGAGGACGGTTTCGACTATGAGAACCAGCAGGGTATCTCGGTCGGCAAGATCCTCGGCTTCAAGAAGCCGGTGTTCAACTCCATCTACTCGGGCAACACCACGCAGGATTTCGGCGTGATGTCCGTGTACGTGGCTCAGTAACCGCGAACGGAAAGAGGAGAAACCGAAATGGCTAAGCTCATCGCCACTCGCGGCCAGCAGTACCCGCTCGTCGCCGAGTTCACCTTCAACTTCGACGACACCATGGTGGATACCAGCGGTGCGGTGAAGGACTTCAAGACCGTGGGCTCCACGGTCGTCGACGCGATCAAGCTCCCTCAGGGCGCGGTCGTGATCGGCGGTGATGTCGTCACCGAATCCGCTGCCACCGGTTCGACCGCGTACAACATCTCCGTCGGCGACGCGACCAGTACCACCCGGTACCTGTCCGCTACCGACAAGACGTCCGCCGGTCGCACTGCCCTGACCCTCACGGGTTACGTCAGTAACGGCGAGCAGATCCGCGTTACCGTGAACCCCACGGTGGCTACGGCCACTGGCGGCAAGTTCACCGTCCGCGTGATGTACATCGTCCGCAACCGCGTCAACGAAGTCCAGACTCACTAACCAAGGTGAGAGACCCGGAGAAAGGGGGGCCTAGCGCCCCCTTTTCTCCATGTACCGACTGCTGAGGAGATCGCCCATGGCCGCCAAGCCGCTGCTCGTTCTGAACCGCAACTACGTGCTTACCACCACGAAGGGTCACGTCATCGCCTTCGAGAAGGGCAAGCCGACCTTCGTTCCGCCTATCGTGTACGCCGAAGCTCTTGCCATCGGTGCTCTGCCCGAGGACGGCGCGGACCCGGAGGTTCTCGAGAAGGACGACCCGTCCCGTCCGCCGATGGACCCGTCGGACCGCAATCCGCTGATTCTCGCCGCCATCAAGACCCTGCTGGCTCGCAACGAGCGCGAGGACTTCACCGCCGCTGGCTCGCCGACCGTCGACGCTGTCACCAAGGAAGTCGGCTTCAAGGTCGCCGCCAAGGAGATCGGCGCGCAGTGGCAGGCGTACCATGACGCCAAGGCCACCGGCGAGGGCGAGGACGACTGATGAACAGCTCCGCCCTTCTGGCCCGGTTTCGCGCCGAGGTACGGGATGAGGCGCAGCCGTACCTCTGGTCCGATCCTGAGGTTTATTCGTACCTCGACGACGCCCAGAAAATGTTCTGCCGTCTGCAGGGTGGTATCGCCGATGCTACGTCGGCGGCCACCCAGCTGACTGTGGCCGCAGGCACCGAGTTCTCTTCCCTCAGCCCGTTGATCCTCAAGCTCCGTGCCGCGCGCAACGCGGATACTGGGCGCGATATCGAACTGCTGAATTACGAGGACATCCAGTTCGGACGTTCTGGAGTCACGTACGACTACGGTGTGTTCAACGGGTACAAGCTCGACAGTACTCCGGGCGAAGTCCGGGCCCTCATCGAGGGCATGGAACCGAACAAGGTCCGCTGGGTGCGTATCCCTTCGCAAGACCTCGTGGTCAAGCTCCTGATCTACCGCATGCCTCTCCAAGCCATCACTGCTGCGAACCAGAATCTGGAGATCGACGAACACCACCATCTTCACCTCCTCCACTGGATGAAGCACCTCGCTCATCTGAAGCAGGACGCCGAAACTTACGACCGGGGCCGGGCAGACCAGTTCCGTACCGAGTTTTTCGCTTACTGCGATCAGGCCAAGGCCGAACGCGAGAAGCGGGAGCACAAATTCCGCACCGTCGCTTACGGCGGCTACTGAGGCTCCCTCCGATGCTCGATTACTTCTCCCTCGTTCTGCAGTCCTTGGATTGGTCAGCCATCGTGCTCGGCCTGATCCTCGCTGCGATCAGCTGGGCTGCCCTCAAGCTCCGCAAGCGCCGGAAGGACATCAAGAAGTGGTTCGAACAGCGCCGTGAGCACTCCGACGCCATTCGTGCCCTCCCCGCCCGCTTCGGCGACATCAACAAGAGCCTCACCACTCTGGTCGAGAACAACGGACGCACCATGCTCCAGTTCACGTCGATCAATGAAAAGCTGCAGCGGCACGGCGAAGTTCTGGAGAGCCAGAACCTCATGCTCGCGTATATCTCGGCCATGAGCCACGGCCAGATGGAGCTGGACGGCACCCCCCGCTTCGTCTGCGACAACGACGGCAAGAACCGGTACGTCAATACGGCCTACGCCCGCATGCTCGGCTGCGGCCGTGACGAGCTGGATGGCTTCGGGTACCAGCGCTTCATCCCCGCAGCCTACAACCCGGGCTTTGTGGAAGGCTTCTTCGAAGCGGCCAAACAGCACCGCGCCTACGAGGCCGAGTGCATGCTCGTCCGCCCGAATGGCACTCGCTTCACGGCCAAGGTGCGCATCGTCCCCCACCCCGAGGACGTGCCGCCCGCCACGCACTGGAACGGCCTCCTGCAGTACCTCCGCGAGGTGCCTTCCGATGAATGAGATCAAGGCTCCGCCGCCGCGCCCCTCCAAGCGCTACGGCACCAAGGTCCTGCTTGGCACGGCCGCCATCGCGGCCTTCATCGGTGTCTGGGAGGGAGGCAAGAAGGGCGACGGGTCTTCGGTCGTCTACGCTGACAAGCTGGCCCAAGGCCTCCCCACCGTGTGTCATGGCCTGACCAAGCACATCACCACCACGCCGATCATCGTTGGCGAGAAGTGGTCTGCCGAGAAGTGCGGGAAGGAAGAACAGCTGGCCATCATCAAGATCCAAGACCAGCTCCAATGGTGTTTCGGCCCCATGGCCCCGCCCCAGAGCGTGTTCGACGCGGCCACCAGCTTCGCGTGGAATGCCGGCGTCCCCTCTGCCTGCGGCACCGGTGCCATGCGCGCATGGCAGACCGGACAGTGGCAGCTCGGCTGCCGTCGGCTGGTCTACGCCGATGGCTCTACGCGCCCGGTATGGAGTTACGTCAAGACGGGACGCAAGCTCGCCAACGGCAAGCCCGAATACAAGTTCGTGCAGGGGCTGTTCAATCGGCGCTCGGCCGAGTACACGTACTGCATGAAGGAGGTTAAGTGAACACTATCGTTGCCGGGGTCCTCGTCGCTATCCTGATCGCCCTTGCCGGCTTCGGCGTCGGTCACAGGAAGGGGTATGCACAGGCTGAGCTCGAAGCCAAGGTCGCCATGGACAACCATCTCGCGGCCGACCGCGCTAGCGAGCTGGCCGCCACGCAGGCGGCTGCGGCTACTTCCACCGACATTACCGAGGCCGTGAACAAGGCCGCCACCGATGCTTACCAGAAGGGGCTCAAAGATGCCGAATCGAAACGTACTGCTGTTGTCGCTGATCTGCAGTCTGGGAACTTGCAGCTGCGCAAGGAATGGGCAGGCTGTGAAACCCAGCGTCTGTCCGACGCTGTCGCCGCTGCCTCCCAGCCTGTCGACTCCGCCCGAGACCGAGAAGAAGGTGCGGGAGATCTTGTTCGAGCCGCAGCCCAATGCGACGCCCAAGCCACCGGCCTGATCAACGCCTACAACGCTGCCAAGACCCAGCTCGACCAGTTCAATCTCAAGCAAAAGAAGTAGGCTCCAGCCGGCGGTGAGTCGCTTGGACCGTGCGCGCTACACGGGATAACACCGGCAGCTGGGGCGTGGGGTAGCTCCCCTCACGGCCCCAGCACCCTTTATACTCACCACGTTCAACCACCTCCAGAGGACCGCCACAATGGCAAATGCTCTCTTCGACAAGGCCCGCCAGCGGTTTCTGGAAGGCCAGTTCAACTGGACCACGGACACCATCAAAGCGGTGCTCGTCGACTCCGGTACCTTTACCGTGAATCTGTCTGCGCACGAGTTCTTGTCTGACGTCGGCGGCGGTGCTCGTATCGCCACTTCGGGCGCGTTCTCCGGCAAGGCCACCACCGGCGGTGCTGCCGATGCCAACGACGTGACCTTCACGTCGGTCACCGGTGCGTCCATCGAGGCGATCATCATCTACAAGGATACGGGTACCGATTCCACCAGCCCGTTGATCGCGTACATCGATACCGCCACTGGTCTGCCGATCACTCCGAACGGTGGCGATATTATCGTCACTTGGGATAATGGAGCCAATAAAATTTTTAAGCTCTAACCCGGGTTAATAGCGATAGACAAACCCTCCGAAGGTAGGTAGAGTTCGCTCTACCTACTCACTAACGGAGTTCTTATGGCCCGCCCGCGCACCCTCTTCGACCTTCCCTGCAAGCAGTGCAGCGCTGTTTTTCGCCCCACTTCGAAGCACTCGCAGTTCTGCTCCGTGGCGTGCCGTGCGGCGTTTCTTAGCCTTCCGACCAAGCTTTGCCCGCAGTGCTCAGCCGAGTTCAAGCCTCGTAATAACTTGCAGAAGCACTGCTCCCATGCTTGTTCTGCCGCCTCCATGAGCGCAGATCGTTCTGTTACGTGCCAAGAGTGCGGCACGGAGTTCCAGCGTCCTCACGGCAAGCCGCGCGCGTACTGCTCCCGCTCGTGCTCCATGAAAGCCCGAAACGCCGGTCGTATCGCCGAATACACGCCGCTCGATCCGGCTAATAAACCGTCTACATCCGTCGATGGGTTCCACGATACTTGCCATGGTTACCGCGCCAAGAAGATCGACGGGAAGCAGGTTTTTCAGCACCGCCTCGTAATGGAACGGGTCCTTGGCCGCACGCTCGATCCCCACGAACGGGTTCACCATAAGAACGGGGTTCGTAGTGACAACCGCCCCGAGAACCTTGAACTCTGGACTGTTGGCAAAGACCCGGCGGGACAGCGTACTATTGATCGTGTCCGCGAATTGCTGACTAGGCTCTCGGATTCGGAAAAGAAACAACTTCTCGAGGAATACCGACAGTGACTACGTACACGGAACCGGCCGGCGCTTCGTCTAACTATGCCCTTTACACTCGCGCCGGCGCGCACGCGATGATGGTCGATCTGGATACGGCGCTGCTCGCCGTCGGGCTTGACCACATCACCGTGTCCGGCGAGTACGATATTGGCGGCGCAAATACGCAAATGCCGGACCCCGCAGGCACTACTGGCGTTTTCAGTCCGTGGCGGCACTACGCTTTTTCTGATTCGGACCAAGCGGCTTATCCCATCACGCTCAGTTTTGCATTTATGAGCCAAATGGTTTTTGTCAGCAATGCTCCGTTTTCGTCCGTACCGTGCGTACGGATTTCTCAGGGCATCGATGCTTCGGGCAACCCGCTCGGTTCCTATTTGGAGAGCATTCCCATTGGGCGCGGGGAGGGGAGCAACTCCGGTGATACTCGTAGGTACCAAGCTAACGCCAGTAACGGTAGTTTCTTTCGTTATACGGGAGATTCGCTGACGATCATTACGTCCCAAGGCGGGACGGGTATCCCGATCAATTCGACCAATATTTGCAGCGCGCATTTGATTCATATTGAGCGCCGCCGTAGTGCTTCTACGAACGATGTGCAGAGCGGATTCTGCGGGTTGTTCCAGCCGCCTTATTGCGGCGCAAGCACGACCGTTTTTCCGGGGTACCCCAATACGGGGCAGGGGATCAGTAACGTAACGGCTAACTTGATGCCGATGTATTTCTTTGACATGGGGGCTACGCCGCCAACCGTGCGTAACGCGCATGCCCGCCCGGGCGGACCTATTTCGGATACGAATGCATCGACCCCCGTCGTGACCCCTGTCTACTACCGTGATAGCGGCGGGCGGCTGAATACTTTGAAGCGGTTGTTTTTCGCCCCTAAGTCCTATTTCTCCAATCGCGTCCCGGTAACGCTCGATTTCACTGGCGCTGAGCAGCTTTATTTGCCTATCTGGGACGGCTACGGCGATACGTTCGTCGGTAATACCTCCGCTATGTCCCCTTCTACGGCCCTCGCGGCTTTGTTTGAATGGGAGCCGTGATATGGCCGTAGATTTCGCTACGGAGCTTATCGGGGCTCCTGTAACTACTCCGCACATGTGGGCACTTTTTGGTCCGCGCGTCTGCTCACCCTATGGTTTCCTCCGTAACGATGGCAGTAGCGGCGGCTACTTGGCGGGCAGCTCCCCCGACGGCTTGGTGACTGTTAACGCAGCTCCTGCGGAAGCTTCTGTACAGGTATCGGTGCGCTATCCCGGCGATTACCAGCTAGATGGCCTCGTAGTTACTACGGTTCGATCCAACGGCTCCGGGGAGTGGGAAGTCGGCCCTCTTTTTGCCGGGGCCAAATACACTGTTGTCGGCTTTTACCCTGACTATCGTCCTGTAGCGCACTCCCCTATTACCCCCGCTGTTTAATAGAAGGAGGGGACTATGGCCTATACCCCTCCTACCGGCGAAGGCGTATTTCTGGACTTCGTCGGGGCGTACACGCCGCCCGTAGGCGAAAGTGTATTCCTCGATCTCTCGGACGTAGTTGCTAGTAACGAGCTGGCGGTAGCCGGCTGGCAGTCGTCCGTGGTCTCCGCTGGCACCACGGTCATGTCGCCGTACGTATTTGCGTACGGCTGGGGCAGTTCTGCGTTCGGTACTGCGTACGTACTTTCCCCGTACGTGTTCCCCGGCGGCTGGAATTCCAATGCCTACGGCACTCCGAGTGTAGTTAATTTCAATTTTGAGGCCCACCCCGGCGGTATCGCCCCACCGCCCAGCACCGGTACGAACGAGTTTCGCCAGATCCCCAGCCCGTGGGTCTCGTTCTGGGTTCGGTACCTCGATCTCAACAGCCCGACCAGTCGTGGTATTGCTCCGCCGGCATGGACGAACACCCATGTCATCGGCTACGAAATCCGGGTCATCGACCACGCCGGTCGCGGCTCGAACACCATGGTGTTCGGTACTCCGCGCGTCGAGTTCTCGTCGCGTACGGTCTACCCGAACTTCATCTCCAGCATGGTGTTCGGCACGCCCAACGTGGCGCGCATCCAAATCATTGCCCCGACAGGGCTCGGTAGCACCAACGCCTTCGGCTCTCACCAGCTGGATATCAACCTCCAGCGGCTGTTCCCGGCCGGGCCGAACACCGCTGCTTACGGCGAGCCCGTCGTACGCAATCAGCACGAATATCTTCGTCCGCAGGGCATCGCCCCCGTCGGCGTCGGTTTCCCTGTTGTCTATAACCTCGACCAGTACGTCAACGTAATCGCCTTCGAAGGCAATGGCGATCCGACTACGTGGCCGCTGTATTACCCGTTCGTTGAAAACAAGATCCGCGAGCTGCGTCCCAGTGGCTGGCAGTCTTCGCGTTTCAGCGTCATCGGCAATCTGATCGAGAACAAAGCCCGCGCTTTGCTCCCCATTGGTTGGGATGGTTTTACGTGGGGTAGTGGTGGCTTCATCGCCCATGCCACCCGCTACATTGGCGGGCAAGGCTGGGATAGCTTCTACAACACGCACTACCACGTTGTTTACAACAACGCTCGTCTGGTCCGTTCGACCGGCTGGGATAGTGCTGCCTTCGGTACTCCCGACCCGGTTCTCAATCTCAACCGCACGGTAAAGCACCACTCTGGCCCCTCGGATGGCTACTACGGCACGCCGTTCGTGGCTTTCGCCATCCGCCGCGTGTACCCGGGGCTGTTCTATGACGTCCCCAGTGCATACCCCGAGGTTCGTCTCAACCCGTACCCGATCAAGCCCGTCGGCATCGCCATCCCGCCGACTACGGCTCCGTGGGTGTATGAGCACTTCAACATTCTTGGGCCGCCGTCGGTCAACGTCCACGCCGTTCCTTGGGTGGGCGAGCCGTTCGTACAGAACCGCAACAAGACCCTGTATCCGTACCAGAGCGACCAGTCTCTGTATGGCCGCCCCACGGTCTCCAACTACAACACGCACATCACGATCAGCGCTGGCGACCAGAGCCGCTACGGTGCGCATCTGATTTCCTACCGTACGCGGACGGTAGTCGTCGCACCTATCTCGTTGCCGGTCTTCACGGTACTGCACCAGATCCGCAACGATCTGCCCGACCCTCCCGGGCAGCAACTCATCCTGCCGGCGTCGCTCAACGTCAACGGTAACGGCACGGTCGGCATCGTGCCGCAGCCCACGTTGATCCTGCGCGCTATCCTCCCGAACGGGATCACGGAGTGGGCGATCCCCGCTCCGGTGGTTCGTGGCAACGGCATTTTCCCGACGTCGCTCGTTACTCCGGACAACGTCGGCATTCCGGCCATGATCGGTACGCAGTACGCGTATCCGACGAGCATCCCCTATGTTGTACCCCCTGAACCCGGCCAGCCCGAGCCTCCGACTTACGGAGACTCCGACACTTTCTGGATTAAAAATATCAACCCCGGTTACGAGTGGCCGCGCCTTTCGCCGCACACGATCTACGCAGCGCTCGGAGATCAGGCTACTGGGCAAGCGATACTCAATAACCCTCCGTACCCGGAGCCGGAGTACCACACTGTTGACGGCAAGCTGGCCCCGGGCTACGGCGAGAGCCGCAATCCATTCTTTGGTGCTACGTGGATCTCACTTAAACACCGCGTTGTTGGTCCGGTTCCCCACCACGGCGGGCAAGCCGATTTGCTCGACCCGTCTTCGGTCGTCAGCGACGGTGCGGTCGTCGATCTGCGCGTCCGCTACGTATACCCCGAGGGTATCCGCAGCATGCGCTTCGGTCGTGTCGTGTTCTGGGGCGTGCCTCAGTTCATCTACTTGATGGATAACGAGGGCGGTATCGCTCCTCCGGCCATCAGCCTTACGCACGACATCGGGTTCCCCGAGCAGTTGAACCGCTACATCTATCCGCAGGGTATCGCCGGCGCGTTCGGCACTACTCGCATCGAGCTGTTCAATCGCGAAGTTTCTCCGCAGGGCATTCCGCATCGCGGGAATCCGCAGGAAGGCTTCACCAATCCGTGGGGTACGGCTCTTGTTGGCTACCCGCGTGAATATGAGTGGGGCGGCTACGACTTCACTTTGTGGGGTGATGCTTGGTTCAGCCACTACACCCGTGAGGTATACCCCGAGGGCTGGAACTCCCTGTCGCTGGAGAACGACTTCATTGGCGAGTTCGACGCGCGCATGCGCGTGCGCCTCGTCAGCCATTCGCGGACCATCAGTGCCGTCGGCCAGATCCTCGGCGGCGTGATCGGGCAGGCGCTGGTCGAATTCTCCAACCGCTCCGTGCAGGCCCGTCCGGTCTATCCGGGGTCGGTCGGCGACCACCGCGTTGTTTCTGTCATCGCCCCCACGGGCTGGGATAGCCTCGAGGTTGGCGACATTGATGAGTGGGAAGCGGGTAAGATCAAGGCTCACGGCGACGATCTGAGCGCGGTCGGCTACCCGAGGATGGGCCGCATCCTCTCGCCCCTGTCCTTCGACTCCATGGAGTTCGGCAACACGCGGTTTGCCCGCCCCATCTACGTGGCTGGCATGCCGGAGATCGGTTTCGACGGTCCTGCCCTCACCAATCCTTTCGGCTGCATGAACCGAGTTGTGGTTACTTCCCCTATCATCTCGACGCAGGCAGTTCCTGCTCCGGCGGTGGCTCATGAGTAAAACTCTTCCGATCACTCTTCCGTATCTCGGCATGGACGTACTTTCGTCCGAGACCGCTATCGTCAAAGGTGCGGTGCGGTCGGCTATCAATGTCGATATCGGTCGGGCAGGCCGCTATGCGCGCCGCAACGGGTTCACCAAGCAGCTGTCGACTGACGGTCTCCACAGTCTGTACCACGCCGCTCAGAAGGGCTGGACCTTGGTGGCCAAGGACAACGTGGTCAACCGGCTGGATACGTCGAGCTACGCCCTCACTCCGTTGTTCGCAGCGGCCTCGGCCGATCCCTTCGACTACACCGAGTACAACGGCAATCTGTACATCTCCAACCGCTCCTCGTTCGGCTGGGTGCCGAGCGACTCCACTACGGCGCGGCAAGTCGGGGTACCTACTCCCGACGCTCCGCTCCTTTCGGCGGGTCCCGGCGGCCTGCTGGCCGGCACTTACGGACTGGTGATCACCTATGTCGACGACCGTGGCGAAGAAGGTGGAGCCAGTGCGCTCAGCACTATCGAACTCCCTGAAGGCGGCGGTATCCGCCTCTCGAATCTCACCATCCCTGCCGGGTACCGCGCTTACGTATATGTCACCTCCACGGACGGGGATGTCATGCGTTGGGTCGCAGCTATCCCCCACGTCTTCGTCAACTACGTGGTCGGCGAGCAGTCCATGGGGAGCAAGTGCGACAACCAGCACCTCGTCCCCATGCCCGGCGGCTCCATTGTTCGCTGGCACAATGGACGCCTCGTCACTGCCCATCTCGGCACTCTCCGGGTTTCTGAGCCCCTCCAACCGCACCTCCACAACCCCGCGCACGGCGTGATCCCCTTCAGTGGGTTCATCTCGTTCGTGGAGTCGGTCAACGATGGCCTGTTTGTCGGGGACTCCCGTGGCATCTGGTTCCTGTCCGGCAACGACCCGTCCAAATTCGACGCCCGCCGGGTCTCTACGTGCCGTGCTGCCATGCGGTCCAGCATCATGGTGCCGTCCGAACACTTTCCCCAGAAAATGGTTCAGACCGATCAGCCGGTAGCGCTCTGGCTGAGTACGTCGGGCTATGTCGTCGGTATGCCCGGCGGCACCACCGTGGAGCTGCACCCCGACCGAATCAAGGTCCCTCCGGGCCTGACCGGGCGGTCTGTTTTTCTTCTGCGAAATGGTCGCAAGCAGGTAATTACCCCTGTAAACTCCTCAGTCGCGGCAGCTTTCGGCGTGGCCGTAGACTCCGACATCCCGTAAGGAGGGATCAAACCATGTTCCACAAAGATCTGCGGAAGCACGCCAGCGAGTTTCTCGGCTACCTGCGCAACAAGGCATACGAGATCACTCCGTCCGGCATTCTGTTCCCGAAGGCTCGCGCCATCGCGTCCGGTATCTACATCCACGACGTCAATGGCGAAGACGAACGCATCGACCACAACTTGCTGCCTGACGAAGGTCTGACCTATCTGCTCTCGGTTGGCCTGAACAACGGCACCAAGCTGTCGAGTTGGTACCTGTCGATCTATTCGGCGAACTACACGCCGCTGGCTGGCCTCACCGCCGCCAGTTACCCGGCTACCGCCAGCGAAATCACTTCCGGTACCGAGGGGTACACCGAATCCACGCGCCCGCTGTGGACTCCGACTGCCCCGACCACTCCCCTGATCGATAATCTCGCCAACAAGGCCACTTTCACCATCGCGACGGCCTCCAGCCTGACCGTGCGTGGCTGTGCTCTGCTGAGCGAGGCGACCAAGGGTGCGGTTACCGGCAAGATCAGCTCGGCGTCGAAGTTCAGCGCGGACCGTGTGCTGTACAACACCGACGCGTTCAACCTCGCCTACCGGGTGACGCTGACCTCGACCTGATGGGTCATGGCAACGTACGACGGCGTCCCCTCCATCCGATTGGAAGGGGACAAGGCTCGGGCGCTTGCCCTCATCCCTGAGGGCAAGCTGCTGCTTCACAAAGTCCAGAATGTCATTCGTGGCTCTGGAGCTAACACGTATTCGATGGCCCGACGCGTCGAAGACGGGTACATCCTCGCCCTGTGCTCCAACGGGCAGAACATCATCCAGATCTCCGTTGCCGTGGACGTGGTGGACGAAGTCCACGAGACGCCGGAGACGCCACTCCCCGCCCTGTTTCCGGACTTCTACTCCGGTACTGTCCAAGGCGTGCCACTCAAGGAGAAGGTGGAGACGCGCCCCGACGGCACGGTGCGACGCTACTACGTGTGTCAGGGGTTCACTCCTACCCCCGATTGCATCGATTCCCACCCCGACGATGGTCTGCTCCCCGGCGGCGTTCGACAGGACACTGCGCGCCTCGCAGTCGAGCCGCAAGACCCGTGGATGTCCGAACTGAAGAACCAGACTGATTCTGGCCAGATCTACTCCCAGTACGGCTTCCTGCGTTCCTCCATGTACTCCGGGGCCATGCGCAAGGTTGTCCAGCTCGTCATGGGCTTGGGGCGGATCGGTGCGCCCAAGATGCGCGATCCGCGCAAGAAGGAGCCCGACTCCCAGTACATCAAGGAAGTGGCCGACAAGGGCGTACAGGTTCGGTACGACTACAAGTTCCACCGCACGCACGGCATCACCGTGGCAGATGATGGCCGGCTGTGGCTCGTAGAAATCAGCATGCAGCGCGGTGTTCTGGCTATGCCTCTCCCTGTGTTCCCGCACTCGGAGACCGAGGGCTTCAAGGCTCGGGCCGAGAAGCGACGCGACGACGCTATGGTCTGGGCGCTCGAAGAGCTCGGCTGCCTGCCCACGGGCGAATGCTTGCCGGCTTCCCAACGCGAGTTGGATGCCAAGATCGAGAACGGCACCGTGATTCGGCTCGCTACGCCCGACCAAATGGGGGCGTTTTACGACGAATGGCTGAGCTATAGTTCTGCTCTTGGATGGGCCTTCAGCCCCGACGGACGCGAGGCACACAACACGGGTTGGAATATCGGGGCCGATAACATCCAGTCCGGGGCGTGGTTTCAGGTCAATATCCATATCGGGGCAACCAAGGAGGGCCGTCGCCCCAAGGAACCGATTGCCGAAGGCAGTGCATCGCTGCGCAAAGTGCGCGAAGGGCGCATCTACTGCGATCCTAGCGGCCCCGGGCCGCGTCTACGGCAACATTTTCTGCCGTTTAAGACCTATGAGCCGCTTCTCGAAGGGCTGGTTAGCCACGAAGGCGTGCCCGCGGGCCCACCCACGGTAGCCAAGTTGCCGATTAGCGACACCCCCGTGTTTGTCTGTTTCGTCGACGGGAAGTTGAAAGTGGTCTTTTACTACCACAATCCGGAGTACCTTGAACGCCCGCCGCGCAAAACCATGGCGGATGAGTTCGGCCGCTGCTTGCTTGCGGGCGAGTGGGAGCTGGTTCAAGGCGAGAAGCTTCTTCTGCCTAGGATGATGTACACGAACGATTTTGACTATCGCCGCGAGATTCAGAGTAACTACACGAAGGAGACCCTCGAATCCATTGATCTCGGGTACAAGCCCGGCTATGCACAGTTCTTTGTCGGGTTCTCCGACCACTGGGCGACGGGGGTGCGTTTCAAAGGCTTCTCCAACAAAAATCAGCTTACTGTAGACATCACTGAGAAGATCGTCGGTGCGGTTCTCGTGCCGCGTTTTTCTCGCGAGGCATTCTACTTCGCCACAGCCGACTGGGAGGGGAAGTTCATTAGCGACGACCCTGAGGCGGACCCCGGAGACGACCAACTCCAAACGTGGAATCGCGAGTGGCAGTTCAATATCCGCGATCCGCATATCTACTCCATGTTCACGTGCGGAACGTATGGCGAAACTAGCTTCTTTGCCATCCCGGACTACATCGTGGACTCGGTCCCTGACCGTCTGCGGTGCCGGGGCGGGGTGACATGCCCGTTCGTGTACGAGGGCATGGAGTTCCACCCCGAGGATGCTCGGATGGTTAACCACTACTACCGTCCGTCCGATGAGTGCGCTGAGGAATTTGCTGACGAAGGCTCGTGGCTCGAGAGCTGCCAGCCCCTGAAACAGGCCAGCGAGCTCGGCGAACCTCGCCAATGGCCAGCGTATGACCGCACGTTCTATACGACCTATCCGAGCCGCCAATCCTGCGCTGCGTATCTCGTGACAAACGGGCATAATGGGCCAATCGAGATCGAAACTACTGTGCAGCGGGTAAATCAGTGGTGGGCAAACATCTCTCCCGACAACTTTGGTAACTACCAACAAATTTCGACGACCCATAGCGCCATCGGCGAAGATTGCGTCATCTACGATACGGCCCCGCATGACGACCCCACCCGTACGCAGAAAGTTACTGGCTACACCCCCGGCGTGATCCCGCCGGTGGCTTACCCGGCCTTCGTGGGAGTGAATATCCAATGAGCATCATCGACCACTGCGAAGAGTCCGTAGCCACGGCCACCAGCACCGTTCTGGCGGCTGATGTCATCATGGTCGTTCTCTCGACCGCTGCTGCGGCCAGCACTCCGTACTGCGGCGTCACCAACCTGTTGATCAGTTCCGGCGTGGCAAGTGACACTGCCTACCCCGAACAGTACGCTCTGGTCACCAGCAGCGCAGGTGCTACTGGCACACCGTTCGTGGCGGTCGAAGCCAACCAGTTCGCCGAGTCCTCTGCCCGCGCCCGAAGCACTCCGTTCATTTTCCTCGACCAGCTGGCTGTCAGCACTGCCGTCGGTACGAGCACGGCTTTCTGGGATGTGGATATCCAGCCGTACGTCAGCACGGCGCACGCCACGTCTTCGGTCGTGGCAGCCAGTACTACGTCCAATGTGCTTGCGACCAGCACTGCTCAGGCCACCGGCACCTACTTCACTGGCCTGAGCGAGCTGGTCGTATCGACCGCTAGCGCTGTCTCGTCCGTGGTCGCAGCCCAGCGCACGGTCTCTGTGCTCGCCGAGAGTACCGCTAGTGCCGCCGGCACCGCCTACCCGACCGTCTTCGTCAGCATGCTGCTGGAATCCAGCGCGTTCGGCACGGGCACTCCTTTCGTCACGGTCGAGACCAACGCGCTGGAGATCAGCACTGCCAACGCCGAATCGTGGTACTGGTTCCGCGACCCGGGCCTTATCGCGTGGGTGCTGAATACCGAGAGCACTGCTGCCAGCCTCTACGACAACTACAGCTTCGACTCCATCGCCCAGACTCCGAACAAGGTGCTGGCTGTGGGTGCGGATGGCCTCTATGAACTGACCGGCGATACCGATGACGGCGACGCCATCCGGTCTGAGATCGTGACTGGATTTACCGACTTCGGGGTGGTGCAGACCAAGCGGCTCGACTCCATCTACTTCGGATACACTAGCGGCGGCCGTATTTCCATCGCCCCCGAAGTGAAGGAATCGGGCTTCCCTCCCATCACGTACTACTTGGAGCAGCGAGACGCAGGGGCACCCCGGAACAGCCGCGTGACCCCCGGCAAGGGCTTGTTCGGACGGTATTGGCGCGTGACTGTCCAGAATGTCGACGGCGTGGAGTTCGAGGTTCACGACTCTACGGCCGACATCGCTGTTTCCAACCGGAGGGTGTGACATGCCTGATTGGCAGGGTAATCCGAACGTATTCGACGTTGCGTACAACGTCGTAAACAACGTCGATGAAATCGTCGAGAACCGCATCCGCGACGCTCGCAGTACGTCCTCGACGCTTCAGTCGAGCGCGATTGGTACCATCGATGCGCTCAGCCACGTTGATCTGAACTTCAACGCGGGAGTGCTCCCGGCTCCACCGAACATCGATCCCAACATCGATCTCGTATTGGACTTGCCGGCGATCAGCCCGACTTCGTTCGGCGAAATCACGTCGGCCATGCCCGACGCCCCCTCGCTCGACGCTGTGCCCGATCTTGATGGTCTCGATATCCCCGAGTTCGAGTCCAGCATCAACTCGCTCAACATTCCCGAGGCACCGGCATGGTCTGCCCCCGGTGAGGCCCCTGCGCGCCCGGATACTGGCGAGGTTGTCCTGCCCGAGGAGCCGAGCTTCTCCCTCCCCGACGTGCCGACGCTCGTCGAGCTGGATATCCCTGCCTTCGACGGCCTGAATCTCCCGGCGTTCGACGCCACGATGCCGGAGTTTGCCGGGTCTGCGATCCCCGGCATCCTGCAGTGGAGCGAACCCCAGTACCACCCCGTCATCCTCAACGAGATGATGGACAAGCTCCGCGCCATGTGGAACGGCGAGCTGGGTATCCCCGCTGCTGTCGAACAGGCCATGTACGAGCGGGCGGCTTCGCGCGAAGACATGACTGCCGAGCGCGAGATCGACGGCGTGGCTGAGGAGTTCTCCCTGCGCGGCTTCACCATGCCCACCGGCATGCAGGCCGCGCGTGTCGATCAGCTCCGTCAGGATCTGGCCGTCAAGAAGCTCGCGCTGAACCGCGAAATCCTGCTCAAGTTGATCGATGTGCAGGTGGAGAACGTACGTTTCGCTTGCCAGCAGGCCGTGGCTGCCGAGAACGTGCTGGTGAACCTGCACCTCAATGCTGCGCAGCGTGCATTCGAGGCTGCCCGGTTCCAGATCGAGTCTCAGATCAACATCTACAACGCCCAGATCGCCCTGTTCAACGCCCGCATGAACGGGTATCAGGTCTCGGCGCAGGTGTTCGATACGCTCGTGAAGGCCGAACTTACCAAGATCGAAGTCTTCAAGGCTGAGATCGAAGCCGAGGTCGCCAAGGGCCAGATCAACGAGCAGAAGGTTCGTACCTACAGCGCGCAGGTGCAGGCGCTGATGTCTTATGTCGAGATCTACAAGGCCAAGATGCAGGGCGCTCAGGTGCAGTCGGACGTGATCCGTAACCGCATCGAGGCGTACAAGGCTGACGTACAGGCATATGCAGAGCGCATCGCCGCAGACAAAACCAAGTTCGATGCCTACGAATCTCAGGTCAAGGGCGAAGCCGCCAAGGCCGGGATCATCGACGCCGAGGCCCGCGCCTACGCGGCGCTGATTCAGGGCAAGTCCTCCGTGGCTGAGATTCAGGTCAAGCGAGCCGAGCTGGTGGTCCAGAAGAACCGCTCTTTCATCGAGGCCTATTCCGCCGAGCTGGACGCCGAGAAAGCTCGTATCGGTGCCCAGAGCGCCGTCATCCAAGCCAATGCGCAGGCATACATCGCTGATACCCAGCGCTTTTCCGCCGTTGCCGGGGCCGAGACGGCTAAAGCTCAGCTCGAAGTTTCCGCGAAGGAGACCGAGATGCGCACCAATATCGCCTTCTATCAGGCGCAGGTGCAGGCGTACATCAGCAACATGGAGCAGCTGATCCGTAAGGCGGGGCTCATCATCGACGCACTGAAGGCCGCCGGGCAGATCTCGTCGACCCTCGCTGCCGGTGCCATGGCTGGCGTCCATGTCGGTGCTACGCTCTCCGGCGGCGGCTCGGTCGGCGCGAGCGGCACCAGCTCCGACAGCTACCAGAAGTCCGATAGTTACTCGAAGACCGAGAACTACAACTACGAAGGCACCTGACCATGAGCAACATCCAGAAGAACTTCAAGATGAAGTCCCAGCTGCGCGGCATGGCCGACGGCGGTGTCGTCGATCACATGAGCGGCAAGTCCCGCGAGCAGCAGCTCAAAGAGGCTAGTGGCGAATGGAAGCCAGCCGCTGCCCCCAAGGCGGGGCAGCCGGACTTCCGGAATGTCCAAGCCAAGGTCACCAGCTCGTACGACGAAAAGAAGAAGTCCGCCTTGCAGCGGCTCTTCGGCATTAAGGACGGCGGTACTCCGCCGACTCGTCGCGGCAAAGGCACCGTAGACAACTATCCCGCCACTGAATATGACTTCCACGGCGGCTCGGTGGAAGGCCCCGGCGGTCCCACCGACGACAAGGTCGGCCCCGTCAAGCTGAGCAACAAGGAGTATGTGTTGCCGGCAGACACTGTGGCGGCCATCGGTGTCGACAAACTGGAAGCGCTCCGCGCGGCTACGCATGACTTCGATTCGACCGAAGATGCCGAGGGCCTCGCGGGCGGCGGCATCATGGATTGGATCAAGAACACGGCTGGCGCGGTTGCGTCCAAGCTGCGTGGCGCGGCTGCCCCCGCCTCTGCCCCTACCGCTCCGGTGACTCCGGCCGCCAGCGCTGCGCCTATTCGCCCTGCCTTTGCGCCGGGCGGTACTCAGGTTATGGGCGAAGCTGGCCGCGCCTCGGCTCGCGCCGCTGCGTACGAGGCTGCCGGTAATCCGCTCGGCGCTGCAAGGGTCGGAGCTGCCGCGCCGAGCGCGGCTCCGGGCGTCGCAACGGTTGCTGAGAACGCAGCCGCAAAAACTGGCCTCGTATCGCGCGCTGGTGGTCTTCGGGCCGGGCTCGGCAGCGTGTTGCGCGGCGCGGGCGTCATCGGTACGGCATCCGCACCCGTGTCTGGTTTCGGTGACTACAAGGCCGATACCGGCGGCATCGATACATCCGCCGGCGGCACTGTGGGGTATCTCGGCCGTGGCGAGTTCGGCAAAGCCGGCCTGTCCTTGTCTGGCGGACTGGCAGAGGCGGCGGCCGACGCTACGCGTGGCGTAGCCAAGACCGTCGACGGTATCACCGGGCTGTTCGGCGCTAATGCCGACTTCACTGGTGCTGTCGACCGCACGCTCGCCGACAAGACTGGCGGTTACCTCAGCCTGCGGAAGCCGGACTTCTCCAACGTGCAGGGCGGCGTGAAGAGCACCGAGGACATGATCGGTGGCCCCGTCGGGACTCCGAGCGCGACACCCGTGCGTGATGTCATGGGTTCGCCGGCGATGGCCAACGAGAGCGGTGGTCGTACTCCGCCCCCCACCACCTATAAGGGCGACGATTCCGTGCTGCGCGGCGCTGGCGGCTATCAGGGTTTGCTCGAGAACCGCTCGGGCCTCAAGAACAGCGACCCGCGCATCAACGGCTCGACCTCGGAGGCGTACAACGCCATGTCCGACAACGCCGTTATCGGCTCGTATAACGGCAAGCCGATGACGAAGAAGGAAGCCGATGCGCGAGCCGCCGGACTGCAGACCGCCAGCGGCTACGACATGTCGGGCAAGCAGAGCGATCCGATGATGGACGTGCTCAAGTCGGCGCTGCGTGGCGGCGGGGGCGGTGGCTACTCGGCTCCCAGCTCGAATGCCCGCGACATCAATGCGCGGTTCGACGCGCTGAGCAAGGACCTCGAAGGCCGCTACGGCTCCAAGGGTCAGGGCAACCTCGCCAAGCGCAAGCTGGAGCTGGAGGGCATGCGAGCGTCTGCGCTGGACGCAGACGCTCGCAACATGTCGTCCCTGCGCGGTCAGGACATGCAGGCCAGTTCGAACGCTGAGCAGCGCCGTATGGATGCTGCTCGGATCGCGGCTGGACTGATGGCGGATCGCCAGAAGACCGATGCTGCTGGCCAAGCGGCTGCGACCAAAGCCCAGCAGGATGCTATGAAGGCCGCAGCCGAGGCCAACCAGCAGGGGTACGAGAACTTTACTAAGGCGACCGACAGCATGTTCGTCGGCCCCGAAGGCAAGCCCGACCCGGCAATGCGCGAGCAGTTCATGGACTTCGTGTCGGCGACCGACCCGAAGTTCCTCGAAGAGAACGTCGGCGTCCGCTCGGTCAAGGACCTGTTCGCTCTTACTCCGCAGGAGCAGATGACTGCCACGCAGAAGCTCAAGACCATGATGCAGATGCAGCAGGCTGCGAACGCGTCGCGCGCCGAGGGCATGTTCAATTCGGGCATGGCGTCGACGGGCTTCGAGGCTCCGGTCGGCGACCCGCGCGAGTACTCGCTGCGCGACGTGGCCAGCGGCAACCTGTCGCCGAGCCGCTACGCCTACAACTTCATCAATCCGTTCGCTGACGACCGGGTGCAGGAGCTGGAAGGCGGCGCAGTGGTCCCGTACGATGACTACGTCGGTAAGAGCGCCGACCGCGAGAAGGCTCGCAAGAGCAATCTTCGCAATCCCTGACTGGAGGCACTGTGGCCAATTCTCCCCTTCGGCTTCTGACCGATGACGACCAGCCTCGCATGGTCGTCGCGAACCAGCTGGCCAAGCAGGAGACCGAACAGGCCCTGCGTGGCGACTCCAGCCAGTTCCAACGCGGCTGGCGCTCCGGCCTGACGGGCATCTCCGCCGGTGCCTTTGCGTCTGATGCGATCTCCGGCGAACAGTCTGGCGACCCCAACTGGCAGGCTGACCGTGACCTCGCCCTGCGCATGGCCCAAGAAGCCAGCCAAGTCGGTCCGCGTGTCAGCTCTTTGCGCGATGTGCACGGCGTCGGTGACGCTCTGGACTGGGCCGGCGGTTCGCTCGGTCAGGGTTTGGCGACCATGGCCCCGGTGGCCGCCGCCGCGCTGGCTACTCGCGCCCATCCGACGCTCGGCAAGGCTCTGAGCAAAGCCGCTCCGCACGCTGGTGCATATGTCCCCGCCTACATGATGGAGCGCGACGAGGCGGTGCTGGGCCAGTACGCCGACCCGGCACTCGCCGCTACGGATGTCGGCGACCGCGCCAATGCTGCTCACGTTAAGGGCGGCATCAACGCTGCGCTCGAGTCCATCGTCCCTGCGGGTCTGGCTGGCAGCATCCTCCGCAAGCCGACGTCCAGCTTCCTCGGGGCCGTCGGTCGAAATGCTCTGACTGAAGGTGCTACCGAAGGTGCGCAGCAAGGTGTCGGCTTCCTCGCCGAGAAGGCGCTGGACCCGGGCCGCCAGCTCGATCCGATGGATCTGATCGATGCCACGGCTGCAGGTGCCCTCACTGGTGGTGCTGTCAGCGGTGCTGGCCGGGCTCCGTCCCATGCTCTGGGTGCTGTGGGTGACGCTCTCAGCCGTCAGGCCGAAGCCGCTGCGGGCCCCACTCCTGAGGCTCCGCCCCCGGGTCCCGTCGACCTTGGCCCTGATGGCGGTGGCGAGCCGGGCTTTACCGAGGGCATGCAGGACGGTTTCAACGCCGTGCGCGACAGGGTCAAGCCGTTCTACGAGAACGCCAAGCAGGCCGTGGATGATGCTGTCAGCCGCGCGACGGATGTCCTCGAGAATGGGGGTGGGTTCCAAGATGTCGCAGCGGCTGTGTTCAACACCCCGCTTGGCGATCAGGCTCGGGAGGACAGTATTCCCGACAACGAGAGCCCCGAAATCCTCGGTGCTGCTGATCCGGCAGCGGCCATGAGCGAACGTGACGCGGGTCGTCAGCAGCGCGCGGCGCAGTACGCTGAGGCTCTGCTCAATGACCCCAAGACCCCTGACATGGTGCGCCAGCGCATCGAAGGGATGGACAAGTCGTTCTCGTCCGACGCCGACCGTTTGTTTGTGTCCAGTACCTACGGTGCCATGCAGCTTGGCGAGAAGGTGAAGAGCGCAGCCACCGATTTCGTCAATTTCTCCAAGGAGTTGATGAAGGGCAAGAAGTTCAACCTGCAGGACGTCGATACCGACGATGCGGCCATGACCCCGCTCGTCAACCTGCTGGCTCAGAAGCTGGGGCCTGATCAGGCTGGTGAAGCACCGACCATTGCCCGTCAGTTGGTGAGCGCGGCTTCGCGCATCGGCTCCGATATGCGCATCGACGAGGCCACCGACACGCGCCTGCGGGCTATCTCCTCGGCTGTCGGCGATGACGTGCTTGATGCCGTATCCGAAGCGGCTGGCTCCGACGCTCTGCGCAACTCGCTGGCCAAGATCCGTGCGATCCCCAGCGCGTCGCAGGATATCCAGAGTTCGGGCGGCAAGAGCTTCCTCGAATCCATGATCCAAGCGCCGCTTACGCCGTCGCAGACTCGCCAGTTGGCCTCGTTGGTCGACACCACGGCTGTCGGCTTCGCCAATCAGACTGAGCAGCGCCAGAAGAACATGCTCAAGATCCTCGGTACCAGCGCATTTGGTTCCGAGGAACGCGCCCGCATCGTGCTGGACTACTACGGCAACATGCGTCGTCGTGCGTATGAAGCCAAGACGTCCGTGGATGAAGGGCGCGAGGTAAGTAGTGATGAAACCGGGCTCGACGCTCCTGAGCAACCGAGCGCGGACGACACTTACGAGGGCGTGGAAACCGCAGGCGAATTCGGCTCGCTCACTGATCGTGAAGCGCCGCTGCAAGACGCTTACTTCGCAGACCCCAAGACCATGCAGCCGTTTTACCACGGGCGCGAGGGCTCGCTTCGTATCCGTGATGGCATGCGCTCGCGTGGCAAGGACGTCAACGTGGCAGTGGATACGCTGCGCGGCCAAGGCGTGCAGGCCTACCCGCAGTCCATGCGCGACTACGTGCGTGAGAAGGGGGGCAACGCCCTCGAGGAAGTTGCCCGCCTTCGCTCCATGCTCGAGCGTAATATCAAGGCTGCTGCCCCGCGTGCCAATGAAAAGCCGGAGTTCGCCAAGGCCCGCGAACAGAACCGCATGTATCTTGAGGAACAAAAGCTCGCACTTGAGCTCATCAACGACACTGATGGCGCAGAGGCTGCACTGGATTTGTTCCGCGTGGCTCGAACCAAGAGCGAGCGCGACGAAACCGCTGCGTCCGACGAAGTTCTGTCCAAATCTGACGTGCTGCTCAAGAGCACGGTCGACCCGAAGAAGCCGCCAAAGGGCATGAACCGCTACCAAGCGGAGAAGCACAACGAGAAGATCGACAAGACCAAACTGTCCTTCCTCAAGAAGGATGGCAAAACGCTCACCGTGTCTGCAGAGTCTTTGTGGAAGGCTTGGGAGGCCCAGAACCGCAGTGCCGGTAAAGGCAAGCGTGCCGATCAGCGCATGCACGAAATGTTCCGCGATGCTGTAGCCGCAGTGTTCAAGCGTCCGGATATCGCCGGCCTCAAGACCGACCTTGAGGACGTCCTGATCGACCGCGAGTCCAACACTTATGCCCAGCGTCGCTTGAACCCGGAAGTCGAGGCCAAAAAGAAAGAGCTGCGGGCTGAGTACAAAGAGCAGCGGGATGCCGCTCGCGCGGCCGTAGCCGAGCGCGCTGAAAAAGCCGATGCTCTCCTCGATGAGGAAGGGGGCACCCAAGATTCCGTGAGGCAGCTCGAGAGCTGGGCAGGTACGCTCACGACCCGTGCTAACAAGGCACGTCTCGAGGCGCGTCGCATGCGCGAGGAGGCCAAGACCTTCCGCTGGATCGACGGCGCTCCTGATGCAGAAGCCGTCGAACTGCGCGCCCGCGCGTCGCTGGTGAGCGAAATCGCGGATATCTACTCCAGTGGGGCCGAGAATCTTCGTTCTGAGGCGTTCGCCGTTAAAGTGGATGAGCGCCTTACAACGGAAGCCCCCAAGGAAGGCATTCGCTACACCGACGAAACTACGGGCGAAGCGCTGAACCGTAAGCCTGAAGCGCGTGCGCCTAAAGCCACCGGCCTCGGAGCCAAACTTGACGCCGTGCTGCTGGCTAACCCGGAACTGCTTACTGTTCTCGATGGCTTCGGTCGTCCGAAGGACAGCAGCATGTCGGAAAGCCGTATGCATGAGGCGATCTACGGCGCGTATTCCAAACTGCAGACCACTCCGCTCAAGGCTCGTCTCGAAGCGTTGCGCAAGCAGTACAAGGCTGCCGGTAGTCCGCAGGAGGCCAAGGCAATCCAGTACGTTGGCGAACTGATCAAGAGTGTGCTGGCCAAGCGCGAGGAGGCTAACAGCGCTAAATACTCCACCATCGGCGACTCGACGGGCCAGCCGGGTATGGACCGCAAGACTCGCGCCGCCGTGGCCAAGGAGATCCACCGTCTGCGCGGCAAGGACGTCAAGATCCGCATTTCGCGCTTGATCAAGGACCTCGGCTACTCTGGTGCCAGCTTCGACAAGGAGATGCCCGACGGTACGGTCCAGCGCTGGATCGAGATCGCCCTCGACGCCAAGGATCCGATGTCCGTGGCGTGGCACGAGAGCTTGCATGACTTCTTCCGTATCCTCGGCGAGGACCGGACTGGCCGCAGCATCAAGCGCGATCTGACCAATGCCGCGAATGCCCCGCACGTGAAGCGCCAGCTGGAGAAGCTGCTGGCTGCTCACCCCAAGGCACTGGAGCAGATCAAGAACGACCCCGAAGAGCGTATTGCTTACATGTACCAGTTCTGGGCGGCCGGTGAGCTGAACATCGGCCCGACCGGTACGAACATCTTCCAGAAGCTGCGCCAGTTCTTCTTCGACATGTTCAAGATCGCTACCAGCGACCAGCGTGCGGAGGATATCCTCACCGCGTTCCACGAGGGCAAGTTCGCAGACGAGCGTGTGGTGGCTGAAGTTCTGGCTGACCTTCCGCGCGACACTGTGCGGAACCGCATCGAGCGTTTCTCACCCGCGCTGTCCGACTTCCTGCATGCCACGGCTCAGATTGCCCCCGACCGCCTGCGCGACTTCCAGAACGAGGAGATCTCCGCGCTGGCAGACAAGCTGGAACAGCTCGTGCGTCGTCGTTTCCAGCAGCAGGGCGTCTGGGAGAACAAGCTGGCGGACATTCTGGCCGGCACTACGGCTGTCGAGCGCCGTACTGCGGTCGAAAACATGCAGGCTCGGAAGGATCCCAGTTCTCCGCTGGAGAAGAAGCTGGCCGAGTTCTACAAGGGTATGTACGACTACATGAGCAAGAGCGGTGTAGAGACGTACTCGACCAAGGACAAGAAGTGGATGCCGCTGCGCCAAGTTGGCGACTACTTCCCCCGTTCGTGGGACCCGGCTGCCATTCAGAAGGATCCTCAGGGGTTCATCGCCCTGCTGGCCAAGCACGGTAACATGTCCCCGGCGGCTTCGAAGAAGCTGATCGACGCAATTGTTGCTGGCGACGGTCGTCTGGAGCTCGCCGAAGATGAGCACTCCTTGGGGTTCACGCCGTTCGCCAAGGCTGCTATCGACCGCCAGTTGACCTTCATCAACAAGGCCAACGCGGCTGACTTCGCCAAGTACCAGCAGAAAGACTTGATGGATATCACGTCTACCTACATCCGTCAGGCGGTGCATCGCGCTGAGTACGCCAAGCTGTTCGAGAACGACGGCAGCGGTTTGGCCAAGCATATCGAAGCTTCTGGCATCACCGACAAGAAGGACCTCGAGGCCATCGACAACTCCATCCGCGCCATGGAGGGCACCTTGAACCAAGACAAGCTGTCGCTCGGCACCAAGAACCTCATGTCTGGTGCCATGACCCTGCAGAACATCACCCTGCTGCCGTTGGCCATCTTCTCGCAGTCCATCGACCCCATCGTCATGGCTGCTCGTACCGGCGACCTCAAGGATGCGGGTAATGCCTACGTCACTGCGCTCAAGCGTCTGCGCAATTTCGTGGGTAAGAGCAAGGACAAGGTTCCGGGCGAAGAGCTGGCCGAGATGCTCGGCATCATCAGTCAGGACTCGGTGCTGGAAGCTATGGGCTACGCCTATGGCTCCACGTACATGAATCGCCCGCTGACGAAGATCAACCGCACGTTCTTCAAGTGGAATGGCATGCAGGGGTGGAACAACTCCATGCGCATCGCAGCGGCCGTGGCTGGCGAGAAGTACCTGCTGGCCAACCGCAACAACGCCAAGGCGCTCGAAGAGCTGGGGCTCGAGCCGTCCGACATCCAAGTGCTGCAGGCGTACAACAACGGCGTTCGTGGCGAAGGGCTGGACTACTCCAATCCGAAGATCCGTGAGGCTATGTACCAGTTCGTGGACCAAGCGGTGCTGCGCCCCAGCGCTGCGAACCGTCCGGTGTGGATGTCCGACCCGCGCTTCCAGCTCGTCGCACACCTGAAGCAGTTCACCTTCGCCATGCACAATGTGGTGCTCAAGCGCGCCACGCAGCAGGCGGACGAAGGCAACCATGTGCCGTGGGCCATCCTCGGCCTCACGGTGCCGGTGATCCTCGCTGCTGATATGGCCAAGTTCGCCTTGACGGGCACCACGCCTGCCAACTGGGGGTTCATGGACTACCTCGTCCACTCCGTGGAGCGCTCCGGCATCCTCGGTCTGGGCGACTTCAGCGTGCAGGCCACCCGTGGTATGGATAGCGGCGCGGCTCCGGGCGAAGGCCTGCTTGGCCCCACCCTCGAGAACCTGTTCAAGATCCTCCGGTGGGCGGGCGGCGACCCTCGTGTGAAGTTCGAAGACGTACTGGATCGTACGGTTCCGGGGGCCAAGTTCGTGTGATATAGTTCAGACTATGACCACTCTCACTAGTCTCACCAACGAAGAACTCCTCCGCCATGTTCGTAGTTCTACGAGCTACGACGCCATCAGCCAGCTGCTGGCTGACCGATTGGAGGCCGCCATGGATGAAATCGAAGTCCTCGAACAGGAGGCCCGCTACCATGAAGATTGAAATCTACTCCCGCATGAGCCTGCTCGGCCGGCGCTGGTACTTCCGTATCAAGGCAAGGAACGGCGAGATCGTCGCTCAGAGCGAGGCTTACACCCGCAAGGAATCCGCTGTTGGCACTGCCCAGTTGATCAGGCAGAATGTGGCGACCGCCGAAGTCGTCGAGCTGTAACCTAGAAGGAGGTGATCCGTGGAGTTTTTGTTCGGTGCTGCTATTGGGGCCATTTTCGGAGCGGCCATCTATGGCTACTTCGTGAAGTCCCTGAGCATCTCGTTCCAGATCGTCAAGGAAGGCAAAGAGCAATCCTGAAATAGCTCCCCCCTTCCAGAGTGAACTGGCAAAAAGAGAACCCCGGGCTAGCCCGGGGTTTTTCTTGAACTTAGTGAAGATGAGGCCCGCGCTGCGGAAATGCCTCGTCGATGATTGCAGCGACACGTTCGGGGTTCTGTGCGAGCAGGATGCCGAAGGCAGAACAGGCAAGTACGTGGTGCGGAACTTCGCTGTCATCCTCCGATTTGGGGAGCATCAGCTCGTAAGTACCGTCATTGTGGATGATCAGAGCCGCCGACTCGTCGGGGAGGTCGTATTGGTTTTCACTGGGTACCGCCATTCTCTTCTCCTTGTTGTATGGGGTCGACCTCGGCCCCGGGGCCCAACCATACCAGCTGGCCATCCTCGGTGAAAAGCCTTGCGTACATGCCATCCATACGCTCGAATTTAAGTGGCGGAACATCGGGTAGGTCGCGGATCGTTACCACTGTGCCGGGCTTCAGTTCGTAGACGCGCATGCTAGTTCCTTGACCAAATCTATGAGTCGTCCGATGCCGCCGGAATGGCGGATAGGCCGAGCGCCGGCTGCTTGAAGCGCCTCCTCGTGCTTATGGCTGACAAACTTTGTTACCAAGATGCAGGCGTCGCAGTGTCTGGCGGCTTCACGCCACTGCTGAGGCTCTTTGTCTGCGCCGGCGAAGGTCAATTTCACAGAACGAGGAGCTTTCTGCTCAACGATTCGCTGTTGCTTGGGTAGAAGCCCACCAATCAGTATTTTCACGGCAAAAGGATCTCCACATAGGTCTTAATGAGATCCCCTTTGTCTCGATACCTACCGAGGTTGTTGTAACCCCAGCGCCACTGGCCGGCGACGAACACTCCTACTTGAGTAGGCCATCCGGGCTGGTCGAGAACTACATCCACCGGTCCGTGAACGGACCATTTGCCGTCTTTGTGCCTAGTCACTGCGAGCGTAGCTTCGGCCACACCAAGCGGCGAAACACCTTCAATTGACGCGCGCCCCACCGCCACCGGCGTGGTGATGGTACCGGCCAACTTGGCAGCCATGAGCTGCACACGTGGATCAGGGAGCATGGGAGAGCAGTTCTTCGATCTCACTGGGGAGATCGACGCCCATGTGCTTGGCGACGTAGAGGGCATGGGCGACCAGCTTGGCGAGATTGTCAGCGGCGCTCTGCTGTTCTTTCTTCAGCAGCGAGGTGTGCAGGCTCCCGAGATCGGCACCCAGCAGCGTGGTGACCTTGAGCAGAAAAGCTTCGGTGCCGGGTTCATCAAGCAGGATATCCGCATCCTTGATGTGATAGGCGCGGTCTATCAGTTTGGTCCACCCACGTACAGCGGGAGACTTCCATCCCGGCACTTTGGTGGCGATCTGGTCGACCACGAACTGCAGGCCTTCGGCATGATGAAGGTACCGTCCGGCGGGGAGCTGCTGGGCGGTATGCACCCGATCTCCGTAGTTCAGAGTGAAACTCACGGTGTCGTCGGGCTCGAGCAGCACGCGGACTTCGAGGTCGGGGGTGTCCTCGGCTACGAACAGGGCGCGCTTGACGGTGATTTCAGTCATGTTCTTCGCACTTAGCCTCTTCAAGGAAGGTATGCAGTTTCTCTGGAGTCAGAGATCTTAGAAACGATTCGAGTTCATCGGGAGTGATCGCAAAGTTCGTCGTTATCTTGTAGATACCCGTCAAGCGGAGGTTGTACCGCATGCGGAGATCCATGATCCAATATCGGCTGCTCAGGTCCCTCAAGAATGGATCGCTTTGTTGGGTCAGTTTTTCAGCTGCCATCCGCGCAGGAAAATTACGAAAAGCAGCTGAGACATCGTACATCATGTCCACACCCTGATCATCTCGATCCACCAAGAACAAGTAGTGGAACAGCTCGTCCTCGTCGTCAATGTCGGGGGTAAGACACATTTCCGACGGTCGAGTCCCAGCAACGTCGGCAAGGTCCGCACTTTCCGTCTTGGGTGTAGGCTGGGCACGTTTGCGAGCCATCGGTCACCACTGTCGAAGTTTGAGGGTAGTTCTGCGGCGGAGGCCCGTCGATCATGGCTCCGGAGAGTCTGACGACTAGGTTCTTGGGGAAGCTGCCATGGGTAGTCAGATATTGTTTGACTACCTTCGCCTCACGCGTAGGAACCCAGAACTTGGTGCTGGGGCACTGTTTGGCTACCTCGACGATGTTCTCCAAATGCCAGAGACCTTGGAGGTCGCCGCTATCGTGCCATCGGAAGTAGTCGCACTTCCGCTTGGTGATCATGAACACCATGGCGTCGATCCAGCTGGGGTGCTTGAGGCTGGCAAGCCGTGCTTCCTGCGCTCGTTGCACATTGCCGAATACGTAGCGACCTTTGAGTGCGTAGCAGTTCGAACAGACCGAGCCGGCAATCTTGACCAGCATGGCTCCGACGGGGCAATTCTTTGCGGGGATCCCGTATGCGTATCCCGGCATCTTGGAAGGCTTGCCGAGTTTACCTGCGACAGCCTCCGCTTCTTTCAAAGTTACGAAGAGCATTGAACGATTCCACTATGGCTCTTCGCACGTCAGTCCTTTTCGAAGGAGTATTTGCTTTCAGGGTACTTGAACTTGTCGGCAGCGAGGACACTAATCGCCTTGGCACACAAGGGATTGATGAGCGAAAGCTGCTTGATTGCCTCGAAGATTTCTCTCGGCTTGACTGATGAAGTCAGCGAAAAGAGATCCAAACGACCAGATGGGAGGGGGATGATCATCCAACCGAGTGGCTGGGCATCCATGTTGTCGTCGTGGGTCCAGCGCGGAGTGGCAGGAGTCCAGCGACCAGAAACTACATCGATCCAGAGAGTGCGTTGTATCTTGTTTCGGAACTCTTCGTCTACCGCTTCTCTCGTAAGATCTGACATTCCACGCACGTAATTGCTCCGAATCTGATTCGCTCAGAAACGATGGGCTCTGCACAGTCGATGCAGAGCCCATCAAAACCAACAGGTTGGATGGGCAGCCTAGCGACGACCCTTCTGATGCCTTCCTCCACCGTGGCCTGTGTCAGGGCCTCGGCCATTTCGAGTGTGTTCTCGTCCATACCGCTCTCGGAAGAAGGTGTCCTTTATAAGATAGTAGCCAAGAATTGTAGTTGCGATGATTTTGTAACTAGCGCCCACCACTTGGGCGGTGCGCATTACGACTTTCGAAAATGACATTACCGCCAGCTCCAACTTGCTCGTAAATCCACCGTGCGATCTCTGCCTTGGGCACTACGAGCTTTGAAAGCTCTTCGCTGCTCAAGGGGCGAGTCCATTCTTTGTTCCGGTAGATCACGCCACCAGTTGGCGTTCCAAGCACAACGACCACGTTGCGCCCTTCATCGAAGCGGTCATTCAGCCACCGGCGCTGCCGGGGCGTGAGGTCCGGAAGAATCTCTTTGCTTCTCGGAATTCTCTCGATGAATTTGTATTCGACCCAAAGATCGCCACGGTTGCCCGAGTACCAGACATCCGCAGTACCCGCACGCCAAGGGTTGTTCATTTTTTCGGCGTACGTATTAGGAAGGAGCCGGTTGATCGATCCGATGAACCGGTTCTCAGGTTTGGTAGACATGGAGGAGCTCGCGGGTTGCGATCTGGAGTTCCTCAAGTGTACCGCTATTGAAGAGGATGGCGTCGAGCGGACTCTTGGTCACGCCGTTCTCACTGACATGGGTCTCCACTTGCGTGGGGGCCTTACGCACTACGTGGATAATCCGCCCGCCCTTGCTGCGAACCCATTCGGCTTCATTCTCGAAACGAACGTCCGGGATCACCATCCCAGCGCCCCGAGTAAGCAGGCGCTGGGATGCGAGGGTGAGCCAGATGTTCGGATCGATCAGCTCCCGTCCCCATTCGGTCCCCAGTGTCTGCATAAGCCGACGCGGACTGGCATTGAGAGCGGGGATGATCTTTTCCTTCCGTTCCTGCCAGTACGGGTCGTTCATGTCGATGCCAAGAGGCACGAGCATCTGGCGAATGGGGTCTGCGAAGGCATACCTATAGCCGCCAATGGCAGCGATGATGAAACTCGCTACCGTGTCCTTACCGGAACGCGCAGGCCCCGCGAGGCCAATGATGGGAAGATTGGGCATGTCAGCTCTTGATCGAACGAAGGTGGCCAGCAACGATATTACGGTGATTGAGGCTGGAGTCGTAGTCCGTATAGCGCTCATTGGTGAACACTTCGGAATACGCCTCTTCACCGAAGAAGGCGCGGGCAGCTTCGTCCCAGCCGACGGCCTTGCCGCCCACAATCGGAATGACTCCGCGCTCCTTGACAGGCATGTCCTTGTCCTCGGGGTTGTAATTCCAGCCGAGGTCTTCGATCTGACCGCTCATGGCTGCCCAGCCCATGGCGCAACCAACGGTGTTGCAGTGGTTGTGGGCGACATTCTCAGTCCACGATTGCATGTTGAACTGACGGTCGGTCAGGGTGTTGTCGAGGAAATCGGCCAAGATCTGGCGGTTTTCGTGCTGCTTTTTCTTGCTGAGGGTGCGCATGGTTACCTCGGAAGGAGTTTGCTGTAGATGACTTGAAGATGCTTGGCTTGGGTATAGGCATCATCAAGGGCGTTGTGGTGAACCCCGAAGCGTTCAGGCTTGTGGGGTGCTCCGTACATATTCTTCATGGTACGGAAGCAGCGGTTGCGGCCATACGACCACGGTCGCTTGATTCCCATATCGTCGTACAGAGAACCGAGGATCATGTTGTCGAAATCGGCACCATTGCCCCAGAGCTCAACGCCCTGAGATCCCTTGTGCCGATTCATGAAGTCGCTGAACATCGCCAGCGCCTGTACGGTAGACACGCGAGGGTGTTCGGGGAGTCCTTGATCCGGAGCGAACAGTTGTTGGGCAGCTTGCCCTTGGCGCATCCACCAGACCACGGTTTCCGGGTCCGTAGTACGCCCAGCTTTATGCTGAGTAGCGAGATCGTCGACCATTTCGACGTAGAACTTCTCGCCGATACTGTTTGCTCCAGTATCGAGAGGATCGAAAGCCACGGCCCCGATGCTGGTTACTACAGCTCGATTGTCTGTGGCGAGTGTTTCGAGATCGAGCATGATGTGGTGCATGACGGTTTTTCCTCATACGAAGGCGTGAGTGCGTATGTAAGATGCCCGCCCCATTCGTCGCACTCATCGACTCTTTGGTATCTGGATGCGACCCATCCGCCTCTGGAGATGGAGTAGTACCAAACATGCAAAGCAGGGTTGAGGAGCTTGGCAACTTGGAGGGCGTAATGAGGATGGTTGGAATCCAGTTTCACGATCCCTCCAGAAAGTAGAAGCCCCCTTGCGGGGGCTTCGAGTTACTCCGTCGGCGAAGGGACTGCCTTCGGAGGCACCAGCGCGTTGAGTGCCAGTTCGGCAGTGGTCAGGTCCTTGCGCAGCGCGGCGAGTTGCTTGTCGCTGGCCTTGGTCTTGGAGTTGTAGTCCTTGTCCAGTTCCTTGCGGGCCTTTTCGCCGGTGGACAGTGCAGTCTTGGCTGCCTTGACGGCATCCTTGGCGGCAGTAGTCGCGGCCTTCTTTTCTGCGGGCGTCAGGATGACGCTGGGCTTGCGGGGCATTGCCTGTCTCCTAGTTGATGGAACCCCGTTTCTGCAATCTCGGACGGGGTCACTCCGAGGGCACCGGCTGACAGTCCGGTTCTGGTGGAGAGGGCAAGATTCGAACTTGCGACGGCAGGGTTATGAGCCCTGTGCTCTGCCGGGCTGAGCTACCTCTCCGAAAAGGTCCACTCCTCGTTAGACCACCAGTTTTAGGTACCTACTTCTGCGAGGGGAGGGCGCTCGAGTAGGCGGGAGTGGATGGTGATTGGGGTAGGGTCGAGGATCGAACTCTGGTCTCTCGGTTCACAGCCGAGTGCTCTACCACTGAGCTAACCCTACCGTAGTACTTATTACCTCCGAGCGCGGGGGGCCGGACCACGGCCGATCTGCTTCGGAGGAGTGTAACCCGAGACGTCCGGTTCGGTGGTCAGACGACGCGTGGCTTCCTCGCGACGCTGCGCGAACGTACCGATTTCGGCGCTCTGCAGCGGGCGAACCACCGAGAAACGAGGAGCAGCGAAGGTAGCAGCGCTGTCCATCGTGATCTGGGTGACGACACCGAGCGGGATGGTCTTGTAACGGCTCGACAGCGTGCTGACGTAGTTGTCGAAGGCCTTCAGCGAAGTCGGCGGGATCGCCATGATCCAGACCGGGGCTTCATCCTCGCTTTCGATGGCATCAGCCGGCATCACGGCCAGCAAACGGGTGTTCTTGCAGGCCTTGCCGCGACCAGTCGGCGAAGAGCCGAATTGGTTGTTAGGGCAGGAGCTGCACGTGTCGGCCTGCTTGTTGGGGCTGTTCGAGCTGGGGATCAGCATCGACGGTTCCTCGCCGATGGCGAAGCACGCCGGCGGCTGCGGGTTGTCGCGGTCGAACTGACCGTCATAGAACATGTTGCTGGACATGAAGTCCACGATCACCACTTCGAGGGTCTCGCCTTCCATGCCATCGGGGGTGATGAACGACCGATTGGAGTTGAAGCGGATGCGGTCACCAGACGGCGCGGCGATGCGCTTGGCGATACCGGAGGCTTCCTTGGCGAACTGCTCCTCGTAGTTGATGGGCAGGTTGGGCTGGGGACGCTTTGCGGCCATTTGGGTTCTCTCTTAGATGGAACGAAGGTTGAGCTTGCGCTGGGTGAAGGGGACAACACCGGGGATCTTGCCCTTGGTCTCCAGCAGTTCATTGCAGCCGGCGGACGAGGGTCGGCGTTCGAGCAGGTGGTAATACTTGTGTCGATGGATGTACGCGTAGAACGCATCCCAGTCTTCGACTGACGGCCTGACGGCACTGCTGATAGACACCGTGGCCAGCGATCCGGTCGACTTGGCGACCCCCTCCTTGTCCATTTGCTGGATGAGCTCGAGGCTAAGGCCGTCGATCTCGTCTGCTACGAGCTTTGTCTGTGCTTCCAGTGCGCGCTTTTGTTCCCGCAGCTGGTGGAGCTTGTCGATCTTACCACCGATGGTGCTCATTTGATATACCTCTCAGTCGGCTTTCTTGATTACAGGAACCGGGTTACCAGTGAAGATTGGAACGATGTGGTACTCAGCAGGCGTGACATCTTTGGTCCTGCTGCGCTCGGCCCGTTCCAAGGCCAACTCGTACGTGGGCAAAGGCCAGATGCCGCAGGCTTTGCCGTTGCGGAGGAGTCCGAAGCCTACTTGATGCACGTATCACCTCTTGAGATTAGGCCAGCAGTTGGGGCATAGGCGACGGTAGATGAACGCCCCGGATTTTTCCCGGATGAAACCCTTACCGTCGCACTTGGGGTTGCCGCACGGAGACAGCTTCATGACTTTGTCGTAAGCGTCTTGGACGGCCAGAAAGGCTTCGGGCGTACCGCCATGATCGGGGTGGGCCCGCCGACGTGCGCGACGATATGCTTCTTGGATTTCTTCCTTGGTTGCGTCGGGTGTGATTCCCAGTACTTCATACGGAGTCACGGCATTTCCTTGACCAGTCGGATGAGTTCGTCGCGAATGCCCGTCTTGATGAGTTGGAAGTTCGGGCGAACTTGTTCCGATATTTCCTTCTTGATCAAGTCGTGCATCTGGCGGCGAGCTTCCATCTGAGCATTTGCAGTGATGCTCTTGACGCTATTGGCGACTTCCTTGTGGACAAGCTCCGACAAGAGCGGCGATCCCGGCTGCAACATGCGCTGCTTGGCCAGTTCGGCGGCGACGATGTTGCCCATTTCTTCCCGAATAATGCTGCGAACGGTTCCGCTGACTTGCTCACGGATGTATTTGCGCAGATCGTCGGATTCTTCGAGATTGAGACTGACACGAACGCCCATCAGGGAAGTCTCACTCCGTTGCGGATACGCTGGCTCAGCCCCTCCAGAGCCTCCGCGTACGCCTTGTCGACTGCACGAGTGTCATTGCCGATTGCCTTGTGAACAGCGATGTGGGCTTCTTCGCGAATGCGCTTATGGACCGAGTACTGGTTGACGGTGCTATCAACGCTGTCTTTGATGACAACCTTCAGTCGTTGGTCAATCAGATCAATCAAGACAGGTGGTGACTTCCCATGCAGGCGCATCTTGGCGAACTCACCAGCTACGACATCACCCAGCTTCTCCTCGAGGATTACCTTGAGCCTGTCTTGAACGATCTTGTCGACCAATGCCTCGATACGAGATACCTCGACGTCGATGCCAGTCGTGAGGGTAATGGTCTTTTTTGCTGCGGGCTTCTTGGTGGGTCTCGTTGCCATCGTTGGTTCTCACTTTGAGTAGTTCACATCGAAATCGCCTTCAGCGGCGAGCGGTACGCCTTTGGCCCAATCGGGTGCGGTCGACATCGCTGCCAGCATGTCGGCCAAGCACTTTTTAGCTTGCTTCTTGGGGCAGATTGCGATGATTTCGTCGTGCGTCATGCTGACGATGCGATAGCCCATGTCATGGATCTTGAGCATCTGTTCGGCAACAATGCAGCGTGCAAGCGCCTGCGTGATGTTTTCGGTCAGAAGCCCGCCGTAGATCTTGAGGCGGTTCCTGCGCCCTTGATACGAGAAATCCGCCTTCAGTTGGCCGTTCGGTCCGGCGTGGACTTCGCCGCTGAGATCATCGTAACGAAGGAACAAGCCATTAGGAAGCTGGATGAACCCCTTGCCGAAACTGAGGGCTCCATTGGCGGCAGTGGCCATACGCCCCGCAGACATCGTATGGAGGTGCATATCCATAAGTTCCCAGAATCGAACAATGGCAGCGTTGTTGCGGCGGTAGATGTCTACCAGTCGGTAGCACTCCCGCATATCCAGCTCCACGGGCGGGCCGAGCATGCCAGCTTTCAAGGTAGCTTGGAGCTTGGTAGCTCCCATGCCATAGCCAAGACCGAGCACCAAGCACTTGCCGATGAATCGTTCGTCTTTGGTGACTTGGCCCATGGGCTTGTTGTAAATGATCGAAGCCATCAGTTTGTAGACGTCTTCGCCTCGAGCGAATGCGTCAATGATGTTTTGCTGTCCGGCAAGCCAAGCGAGAACTCGAGCTTCGATTTGCGACGAGTCTGCGACCACGATTACGTGGCCGTCGGGGGCAAGGATGGATTTCCGCAGTTCGCCCCCACGAGTGAGGTTCTGCAGGTTCATCTTGTTACCACCCGACCATCGGTGCGTGTGGGCTCCCGAGTAGTTGAGCAGGATGGGCAACGTCATGTTGTCTTTACCGGCTTCGATGAAACGAGCAGCACGCGTTTCACCGATGGTCGATTTGATCTTGAGGCGCGCATTGACGAGATTGGTGATCTCGGCATTAGAGTGCTGAAGAAGAGCCTTGAGGCCTTCGTCCGATTTGGCGAAGGCATAGGTCAATTTGCCAGTGGACGGACTGACCTTCATGGGAGGGTTGATGCCACGAGCCCGAAGGAGTTCAGCGAACTTCTCATTCGACAACAGTTGTTCGGTAGTTGCCCCGGACTTGAGCAGTGCAGCGACCTTGCCGCCGACTTCACGCTGGAGTTCGGCTTCGGCACGCGGTACGTCGATCTTGAGCTTGGCGTCGCAGAACATGCGCATGGTCATGTCGATCAGGCGCAGTTCGTCGTCGGGCATGTGGTCATACATGTCCCAGAACACGCCGAAAGTGTCATCGACATCGTCTACGCAGTAGCCGCCGAGGGCTCGTAGTTCTTGATCGGTGAGATCGCGTTTGCCTTTGGTGTTTGCGAGAGCGCTTCGTTTGACCTTGCCCTTTCGTCCATGGCGCTTAGCGAGATCGTCTAGAGTATGACCGACGGTATGCCCATGCACTGCACGTGACATTCCGAGAGTGTCGAGGTAGAGCCCCGGACGGTGTCCATACACTTCTGAACAGATGAAGCCGTCGAAAGCCGTGTTGTGGCATAGAAGAGCCGTCTTCCCCCAGTTGATCTCGGCCAACGCCAGCGGGATATTGCTGCCGGTGTACCAGTAGGTCTTACCGTCGCCTTTCTTGATGCCGACACCATGTACTTGGAAACGTGCGTCCCGGATGTACTCCGAGGTATTGAGCTTCCCCGAAAGTGTGTACTCGCTGTCAAAGTACGTTTCAAAATCCAAAGTAACAATTTCGTACTTCTTGTCATTGAGTTCTACGAAATCACTCGGTGTCGCCATTGGCGAAGATCCTGTTCATGTCAATTTGGCTACTGCGAGATTGGCTGCGTCGAACTGGTTAAGTTGATCGCAGATCTGACGAGCGTAATGCTCGGCTAGTTGCAGAGGCATAGCTCCACCTACTCGGATTTTGACGAGGAGGTGTGCTGCCTGCATTTCGTTTGTCAGCTTGTTGTACTCTTCAGGAGTTGTCGAAATCACGAGGACGAAGGCGTCGTTTTTGGAAAGCCCGCAGTGGAAGCGCTTGTCACGCATCTTCTGTCTCCTCGTCGATATCGTAGATTGGATACGAAGTTCCTTGTCCACTGACCGGACGAATTATTTCCAGTTGCGAATCCACTTCATGGTAGGCCTTGCCTATCAGGCTGGAGCCATCATGGATGGGGGACCAGCCTGTAATGAATATTGCATCATCGCATTCGGACTCGTCATCGGGTAAGCACCGATACAAATCCCCTTTTTGGATGATGTCCAAGGCATGTAGAAAATGCCAATTGCCGACAGGGCGCAGAACAGTTCTTACTTCGTTGGGAGTACTCCCTCTGATGTCACTGCGAGTGATGCGGATCTGACGAGTCACTTGGTTTTCTTCCCCTTGTACTTGGCGCTTTTCCAGATGCGCACTTGCGCGACGTGTGCGGCACCGCTGGGCACGCCACGGCCCACGGGGGTCATCCATCCAAGGTTGGCGTAGTAGGGGATCTGTGCGCCCCACAAGTTGTGGTGGTTCGGATCGTGGAGTCCACGAGCGCGCATCCATGCAGCCACTGCGCTACCGTCGAATTCATCATGAGTTTCGAGGAATTCGATCAGGAGTTTTTGGTAGTCCTTTTCCCACGCGATCTGGTAGGTGAGGTTGAGCGGGGCGTTTTGGGGGCGGTGGGAATAGTTGGACAAAGCGGTTCTCCTCGGGCTTCTAGGATTCTTTTTCGGGATTCGATCATCTCGGCCCAACACGGGTTTGGGTCGTTAGTGGTCATTTGTTCGAAGGCTAGTTGCCTACAAGCTTGGGCATAAACTGCTTGTAGACGCGGAGTCGTGGTGTCTTCGTTCATAGACATGCGCATACGGACATGTTGTTCGAAAAAGGGATCATCCACTAAACATCTCCTTCAGCATGTCAAGCATGGAGCCTTGGCGAGCATCCTTCTCCTGCAACTTCGCGAAGACCTTTTCTTCGACGGTCCCCGGGGCAATCACTACCACGGTCTCGGTTTTCTCTTTCTGGCCTGCGCGGTAGATACGGCGATTGCCTTGGATGAAGTGTTCAAGGTTGTACGTAGGACTGGCCCAGATGGTACGAGTACCTTTAGTTAGGGTCAGGCCGTGTGCAGCACTTTGTGGGTGTGCCAGAAGCACCTTGTAGAAGCCGGCTTGGAAGAAATCAACGGCTTCCTTGCGGTCCTTGTCGCTGGTACTTCCGTCGATGACTGTGTACGTGATACCTCGAGCCTTGAATTCCTCGATCAACAGATCGCGTTGGTGAGCCCAGTTGAAGAACACTACGCTATGACCGCGTTGTTCCACGAGATCGGCTACCAGTTCGTAGCGCCCCGAATCCACAAGCGAGAAGCCGCCGGTTTCGTTGTACGTGGCACCACTGCTGATCTGCAGGAGCTTGGTCATCACGCCGACGGCATTCACAGCAGAGGTGATTTTGCCGTCTTGGTGCTGCAGGATCGCGTCCTGCTCCATTGTGTCGTAGGACTTCTTTTGCTTCGCGGACAAGTAGTACGGCACCGAGAACATATGGTTCTCGGGGATATCGATGCAGTCTTCCAGCTTGTGGCGAACAGTCATGTCGGAGATCAGGCCACTAACGGTCGCTTCCGCGCCCGGCTTGTCCTTCCACTGCAACATGTTCGGCATCGGCCCAACCTGCTGGCAGTCGCAGGTGGCATTCCGGAACTGGAAGAAGGATCGGCTCAGGCGCTGCCCATCGTCCAGCACAAACATCTGGTGCCACAAATCCGTAATCGAATTCGAGTTCGGGGTACCTGTCAGGCCATACCGGTGCTTGAAATGCTTCTTGATTTTGTTGAGGCATTTCGAACGTAGGGAGGTCCGGTGTTTGAATGTCGAAAGCTCGTCGATCACTAGCGTATCGAACTTCCTGAAGAAGCTTGCGGGCTGCTTCGCGAGCCACTTCGTTGCATCGGTGTTCGTAATGTAGACGTCGGCGTCGCGCTCGAAGGATTGCTCGCGCTTTTCGGCAGGGCATACTTCGGTCCTGATATGGGGAGCGAATTTGCGGAAGTCGTCTTGCCAAGCACTACGCAGCAAGGACTTGGGCGCGATGACAAGCATGCACCCGCCTCCGCGCTTACGGCGCTTGGAGAAGAGCTCGATCTGTACGCGGGTTTTGCCGGTTCCGGGATCCGAAGCATCGAGGGCACGATGCACCTTGTCCATGAACAAGACACTTTTGACTTGGTGCGCAAACAACGGAGGGATCAGGGGCATGGCGAAGAGTCGTTAGGGACGTCTTCGTTCCTGCATCTCCGTATTTACTTGCTTGATGGCTGTGAGTCGCATATCGAGTCTGGGTCCGATCTTGGGGTCTGACCCCCACTCAGAATTGAGCTTGTATTGCATCAGAGTGGCGACGACATTCGAATAGAATTCGTCCCATTCGGAAATATCTGCGTGCTGTCTTGCCATGTAACGGTAATGATCCACCCAACTGCCGTAGTTATCAAAGCCTTGGGCAGCTTTGATTCGCATCATTTGAGAGCCGCCAGTGCGTCTTTCAGAACGCGCAGCTTCTTCATTTCTTCGTCGTTCTCGGTCTTGTTTTCTTCGATACTGAGAGCGAGGTTCTCGATCCGCTTGGCCAGAAGAACGAGAGTGTTGGCGATATCGCTGAGTTCGTCGAGCGGATTTGTAAGGGTGACAGGTACATTGGTTTTGGCGGCAACCACTTGTTTTTCTCCTACCTGTATACGTTGGAATTTTTCGCCGACGGATTTGATCAAGCCATCGTCGAGTAAAGAAGCCAGACAACCACGCAATACGCGCTGGTCGACTTGGACATGATTTCGATACAACTCGGCTTCGACTTGGCTGTAAGTCCAGCTTTCAGAGGCTGGTACGCAATTGTAAATCTTCTTGGCGATGCTGCTCTGACGTTCAAGAAGAATACGGAGACGAGTTGAGCTAGTCATCACCAATTCTCCATGTTCGCTAGGACTTCGGGGCTGAAAGTTCGCTCGTAGTTGATGCCGCCGTTCGCTGCAACGAAGAACAGGACCAATTCGATGGGTACATAGCCATATACACACTGAGTTGGGTCATCCCACTCCTCGGCATACGGTTCCCATGTACTGGGAGGAGCTATGGACGGGTACCCCACTTCTACGCTGTTCCACGGACCTTTGTTCTCTCGTGGAGAACAATAATGGTGTTCACTTGCTTGGATCGACAAGAAAACGCCATTTGCACAGTAGATACGTGGGCATCGACAGCGAATACTGATCGTAGCGTATGCCTCCAAATCAGGAGGCAATTGCACGCCGTTCAAGTCGCTCTTGATGATCTTTGTCGGAATGGCGCTAAGAATGCCGTTGAGATCCAATTTCTTCAGTTCTTCGAACGTCGGAAGCGGCGGCTCGTAAATGACCTTAGCTTTCTTTTTCATCGATGAGAGTCCCCGACAAGCGAAGGATCGAAAGATCCACGACAGCTTTGTTGATGGTTTTGGTCATTGAGTACCAGAGATACACCGATACCCCGAAATTGAAGGCGGCCAAAGAAAAAGCGAGCCATGCGCTCCATCCATCTTTGACAGAGAAGTTGTAGAAATTGAGTGCGGCGCAGGCCATGTTCAGACCACTGCCAAAGAGTCGAAGGCGCTTTAGTTGTTTGATTCGTCGGCCAAGCATGTCGAGCCATGCTTCCGTGTACGAAGCACGAGTAGCCAGCATTAGCTTTTCGACCAAAGTAAGCGTGTTTGGAGCCACGATGTATGCCCGCCCTTTTGCGTGATCTTTGATGAACTCGACAGCATTTTCGATGGTCAGGTGTGTATTAACGCAGTGGTTCTTCGAACCACATTGCGTGTAGAAGGGGTACCACCATGGTCGCATCTGAACTTCAAACCCGGCGTAAGAATCAGTAACAATCCGATACCGGGGTTTGCGAGTCATTGGATGCCTTTCTGACAATGGCCGGTGCCTTTGGGGCCGTAGGGGCACCAACGGCATACGAAGGCGTTGGGGTTGGCAGGAAATTCGGTAGCTTCGGTCATGCGACGAGCGCGCATGTCGAAGCCATTGAAGAACCGCAGTCCCTGCGAACGGGTGTAGCGCATGTGGGTCAGATCGTCTTGGTCGGTGTACCACAGCTCGACGTCGATGACTTCCAGTTTCGGATAACGAAGGAAAGAGGCCAACTGGTACAACTGGCATTGCTCAGCATGCTTGATTTCATTGCCGAACTTGCGGCCGGTCTTGTAGTCGATAACGACGGCGTGGGTCTTATCGAGCTGGACGAAAGCATCCAGCTTGATGCGCGCCCAAGCATCATTCGAACGCCATGCCGTGGGATTCCACTGGTTGTCGAAAGCCCATTCGCCTTCGAGCGAGACCTTGCCTTCCTTGTGCAGTTCGCGCAGACGATGAAACTCAGGGCCGAAAGCATCGAGTTCGGGGATCAGTTCGATGCCGCCTTCCACGAACTTTTCACCAGCGAAGTGGACTCGAGTACCCCGGTCATTGGGTTGTTCAAGCTTGCCGGGGGGCAGAGGGCGCGGCGGTTCGGGGATGCGGTCGATGTACTTGAGCTTCGCACGAAGCTTGCACTGTTCGAAGTCGCTAAGACGAGAGTAGCTCCAAGCAGGAATCATGAGAGGGCTCGTTACAGGAAACGGTGTTACGAGTATATCAGTTTTACTCAGCCTTGTAGGTCACGATCTTGTTTGCGTGCCTCATCTTCTCACGGAGTTGCTTGACTAGGTTATCAAAGCCCGTCACCCAGCCCATGCCCTGCGGTACGAAAAGCTTGGTGTGCTTTGAATACCAGAAATAACCGCTGTTTCTATGCTGGAGAATATATGCAGCCAGCATTTCGAAGGTAGTAATGTCGTTCTCGTCGACGTTGTTCAGAGTATCCAAGAACTTGGAGGCACGTACGGCATCCCAGCTTCGAGGAATGTCTTGGTAAGTATCTCGGAGTTTGTCAGCATCGAGGACATCAAAAGCACCCAGCTTGGCACGAACGCGTACCAATTGGCGGATTTTCTTGATCTGATCGTTGAATTTCTTGCGGCGATCTTGATCGATAGTGCGATGGCGCAGTGGCGCAAGCGGCTCGATCTGTCCGCTGTTATGCACGAACACGGGGGCTTCTGCGACTTGTTCGTGGGAATCCGTTTTCCACAAGCGTCCGGCAATTTTTTTGGTAGCGGGAGTGAATTGATGAATGCCAAGACGATTGGCTACCCCTTGAGTAAGGAAGTTATGCTCTAAGAGTTTGGTACCTGTCGGGTAAACTTCCCCGACTTTGCGATATCGCCATTGATTGGGTGGCAGAAGTTTTCCGTAGGGTTCGTACCTGGATTCAAGGCAGAGCAGTTCGAAGCATTGATCGTCTTCGGGGCGGAAATATACGTTGCCGTAAAGCTTCTTTCCGAGGTTTTCGTGTTTGCGCTTTCTGCTTCGCTTGAACAGCTCGAAGTTATTTTGCATCGAGGATCAACTCCACCGTGTCGCTGTCGGGTTTTACTATGACTACGCAATTGCCATGGATAAGAGCGTGCTCCACGACCATGCGTTTATTACTGCTTCGCATGGAAGCGTATGTAGTATCGAGAAAGTACCTGCTTTCGTAGGAAGGCGGATAATTTTTCGCATACGCCCTATGGCATTGAATACTTGGATGCTTCATGAACATCAGCGTGAACAGAAATCTGGAAATGCTGAAATATTCCATCAATTAGTCACTGTATAGATGACTGCCAGTTTCTGATGGTAGCTGCCCAATGGGTGTTCGCTAAATTCGTTGACTACATTGGTGCCGCGCAATCTCGTAGCCGCCAAAACATCGGGGGCTTCGATGGCAAGCACTTGGATACAAAAATCCTCAAGTCCCATGTAACCGGTTTTGTGCAGGCGCTTTTTCTTGGTGATTTTGAGCAATCGTTTTAGTGCCCTAGGGCATCCTTCGGGCAAGCCGTTTTTTGGCAATTGCTGTATGGTCTCGGTGCGTATCTTGCGCATGCGTGGGAATAACGTGCTTTCAGCAATGTCGAACAACTCGGCGTGAAAGTAACTGGATCCACGATCAATCGAGATAAGGTGCAGTTTCGAGGAGGGCATAGATCGAGTCTGCAGAATGCGGAAAAGGCGGAAGACGAGGATGGCGATTCTTGTTGACATGCGCCGCAATTTCCTCGCGAGGGCGTGTAGCGCATTCCTGACACAGAATATACCCGACTTCATTGCCGTCCTCGTCTTGGAAAGACGCATCTTCGCGTTCGCCGCCAGCCTGCATTACATCCACGCGACGTTGGAAATTCTGGATGCAGCAGTTGGGATAACCGAAGATGAAGCCGAGCATCAAAAATTGTGGGTGGACAGACGCTCGCGGGCTAGTTGTCTTTCGCTGGTGTACTCCCATTCTCCCTCCCGGAATCGCTTCAGGGCTCTGCCCAGAACGATTGTTTCGTGGTTGATACGACGTGGCCAAAACAACAAGCACGGCTGCCAGTTGTAGTACTTTTGTCGTTTGACAGATTCTCGAGTTCGTTTGGAGAGGAACTTAAGTTCCATCAGACATCCAAGATCAGATGTTCGCCGTGCGGCGGAATGACGTCATGGTTGTTGATGACCCACATCGTCGGGAAGTCGGCTTCATGTGCCGGGAATGGGCCGTAACCGTCAGTCAGGTAGACGAGGCAACGGGGGGTGATCTGTCGATCATCCAACCACTTGAACGGAGGACGGAAGTCCGTACCACCGCCGCCATGAATGGCGAATTCCAGCGGATCGTCGCGATTGAACTCGTCGACGTGTGCCACGGCTGCGTCGCAGTAGATGACGCGAGTCTTGGTGGGCTTGAGGTCATCGACGATACTCTTGATTTCGTTGCCGAATTCGTTGAGCTCCTTCTGACCAATGGAGCCTGAGGTATCGATCACCACCACGATTTCGCCCATGGCGTCGTCGCTCGTGCGACTAGGCAGATAGAGACCTTGGGCGATGAAGCGACGATTGCCCTTGCGCCACGAGAAGTCATCGTTGCACTTTTCGGTCATGAAACGGCGCAGGATGTCTTTCCACGGAAGTTGGGCTTCGAGTAGTTCTTCCATGAGGCGCTCGATGCCGCCGGGCAGATTGCCACGTTGCTTGGCGGCGTGAGCTGCTTGTGCGAGGGCGACTTTCCACTCGGCCTCTTCGTGGTTCTGTTGGCTCTGGCTGCCGCCGCCGTTCTGACTGTTCGGGCTGTCATCGACGCCGCCGTCGCCGCCGGGATCATTGCTCTGGCCTTCGCCACCACCTCCTCCGCCACCATTGTTCGGACCGTTCTTGTTGTCCTTGGGGCGGTCGGGGAGCAGGGTGTAGATGTGCTCGGCCGTCATGTTCTGGTATTGCTTGTTGTTGAACTTGCCACTGGGCAAGTCGAAGCCGGCATCAGTCAAGATGCCGTTGATGCTGTAGTCGCAGGCTTCATTCCACTTGTCCTTGTCGCGGTTACCGCGACGGGTGTGGTGCAGGAATGCCGGATGCATGACTTCGTGGGCGATCAGACCTTGGACCTTGGTCAAGGGAAGTTCATCCACGAACTTGGGGTTGTAGCGCAGGGTCACGCCGTCGCAGCCTGCGGTTTCGATCTTCTCGTCTGCGATCATCTTGAGCCGCAGGGCGAGGGTGCCGAAGAACGGATGGGCCATCACGAGATTTGCTCGTGCCTTGACCATTTTCTTTTCTGCTGTTGCGGACATGTGCTATCAGACCTCGGTGGTGGTAGTGGCTTCTTCGATTCGGGCACGGAAGCCCAAGATGACAAGCAGGGAGAAAACGAATTTCACAGCGAACAGCATGGGCAGCCAGAAGCGGCCGCTTTGGAGCAAAAGGTAGATGAAAAGAATGTCAGTGGCCGTGTGGTACAACAGAAATGCATTGCCATGGGCATGAGATCTGTAGATCGGCATCATCTTGGTGCTGAATTCACTGTCGAGAGGAATGAATACAGACAGCACCAAGATGAAGGTAAGGAACAGACTTACCAGAGTCATGGGCCAGAGTACAAAGGAGAAGGCAGTCATCAAGAGTGCATTGCCGTAATGCAAGGCAAGAAAAAATGTACCAATGATCAAAGCATCGCCTACCAAGGCACGACGCCATGTTTTGGCCGGAGTTTTGAAAGTGATCTTGGACATTAGCTTCCCGTTGTCAGTCTCAGTTTGATCAAGGCGAGTTTGGTGGATTCGTCGACCATATTCGGATCAATTTCGGTTTTGGTCTTGGTAACGACAGCGTAGTGTCGAGCACGGACTTCGTCAGGCATGAAATCCATGGCCGTCGGCCAGATTTCGAGGGTCTGACGCAGAGTCGAACAAGTTTGCAAGACGCCGTCGACGAGTTGCTTGATTGTAGCGTCGCGTTCGACGACAAGGTCATCGATGGCAGAGAAAAGAGCCACTACGTGCTTGTGGCATTCCATCTCTTCGAGGATTTTGAGCCGCTTGTTGGGCCAACGGCCGGTATAGGCGAGCGGAAGGCAACGAGCGGTCTTGAAAGCGCTATCGAAGGTTCTGGATTGCAAGTTCCCTTTGAACATGTAGGAGATTTCGAGGGAAATGTTCGATTGGGCCGCAGACCAGATTCCAAGTTCGTGGGAATTGAGTTTTTCGATCAGGTGTTGCGTTTCACTGGAAAACAAATGGTTGTATACGCTGTCTGCGACGTGCATGGCAGCGAGTTCATCAGTCTTGAGTTTGATACGAACCCCGTACATGGAGTTCAATTTGTCGCGAACGTGCGAACGAATGGTGTCAGTAATGCGGACTGTGGCCATGGGGCGAAGATTCCTGTGTCAGGCGTCTTCGCGTACAGATCGAGATGGCTTTGAGGTGCATAGGCGATCCTTGTGTTGCCTTGTTGCGAATTTCTTCGACGGCTTCTTCGTCGGAAAGTCCTTTATGGATCGAAGAGATCCTCAGTCCATCCGAAGAAATTTGCCAACCTTCTTTGTATGCTTCTTGCTTGTCTACTGGCATCCAAGGCAGGAGCATGTAAGCGCGATGGTGGAATTCGGACTTTGTAGCCGTGGCCCGAATATATGCGTATACGTCGCTGATGCTCTGGAACTTGAAAGTGGTTTTTCGAAAGGGGTCCAATGAACGAAACAAAGCGCCGTTCAGTATTTGCCACCCGTCAAAACGAGCTTGTTCGTTGTCTGCTTCTGACCAGTCCATTTCAGCAGGAATTGTGGGCTTGGTCATGTTGGTTCTCGAGTGTCCAAGGGTCAGGCTTCAAGTCCGCAATTTCCCCTTGATAAGCCCGGGTGTATACAGCGGTGGCCGTATAGTCATCGCTGTCGTATGAAGTACCCTTGCAAGCATTTTCGATGGTTGGCTCGATTTCATCCTTGGAAACGAGCTTGAAGATGTTGGGACCGCTTACGACGTAGCCGAAAGCCATCCAATGCCAGCCTGTGCGCATGCTTAATCCTCGTAGAAAGTTACTACGGCGTCGATTTGGATTGGGTAGTTGATCGCATTGGTTGGGACGATTTTGTCATCTACGTCAAATGACAATTTGGTCGTCTCCACCCAATCATCGTCTTTGAGCTTTTCTATTTCTTGCAGTTCGGACGTCGATACGTCATAGATTCCGATATCAGTGTCACGAGAGCCTTCGAAGATACGGTTTGCAACTATGATAGGCATTGAAATGTCCTTGAAAGTAAAAGCCCTCCAACTCCCGACTGCAGGACACCTTCCCTGCATTCGTGTGATTAACGGGTTGTCCGGATTCACGTGCCGGGTCCCTAATCGGGAGTTGGAGGAAACGGGGCAGATCAGTACATGAAGTCCACGTTCTTGACGGCCCATTCATTGAAGGCCTTGGTGTTGGTCAAGGTCTGGTCACGAACGATGGCGTCCTTCATCAGCAGGATCTGGAACTCGGGCTGCAGGCGCAGAGCGTACTTCACCACGCGCTCCATGTTGTCCTTGGTCGCCTTGGTGGCAAGGCCGGTGGCCAGTGCGTACAGCGTCGCCGGTTCGGTCGGGACCTTGGCCTTGGCCGGATCCATCAGCAGGGCGTCGAGGTTCGGCAGATCGCGGTAGTACTTGAGGTACCCCATGAACTCGGCCGCTGCGCCTTCGCCCACGACGCCGGAGTACAGCTCGTACTCGATTTCGGCCGGCGGCTTCTGGCCGACGAGCTTGGACAGGAAGTGCCACGAACGGGGGGTGGCGAAGGCTTGTGCGTCCTTGATCTTCTGGACGCGGTCGCGCTCTTCCTTGGACTTGTTGCGCTCTTCGAACTCGTTCAGCAGCATCGGACGGAAGCGGATGAAGCCGAGAACCGAGACGTCGACGTTGTTCTTCAGGGCCCATTCGCACCAATCGTCGTTGTTGACTTCGTAGTTGACGTGGGTGAAACGGTTCTTGAGGGCAGTGGACATCTGGTTGACGATGGCCCTGTCGCTGGCGCGGTTGCCGGCAGCGATGATCGCCCAGCCCTTGGGCAGCTCGTAATCGCCCAGACGGCGGTCCAGCACGAGCTGGTACGCCGCTGCTGCCGTGGCCTGCGCAGCCGAGTTGATCTCGTCGAGGAACAGGATGCCTTCGCCGCCAGTGGGCAGGAAGTCGGGGGCATTCCACGTGGTCTGCTTGGTGTCGGCGTTGACGCTGGGGACGCCGCGAAGATCGACGGGGTCCAGCTGGGACAGACGCAGATCGATCATGTCGATACCACGTTGGGCGGCGACTTGACGGACGATGTCGGACTTGCCGACGCCGGGGCTGCCGTGCAGCATGACCGGCTGACCGGCGTCGATTGCGATGTTGATGGCGGCAGCAACTTGGCTGGGACGCATTTCACTTACTCCGTGCGTTGGGTGGGTGGGTGGAGCTCAATACTGGTATTTCCCAGTAATCTTTGTGCCGTGTAAGCGGCCGCGATGTCTTCTTCGGTAATCTTGCCCATAGCTACAAGGGTTTTGAGCACAAGGCTAGGAGCAGCGTAGCCATTGAATTCGGGTGGGTCAGTCCATTCGAAGTGTTCACCCAAACAGCCGATGCAATCGTTGTTGGACCAGAAATCTCCGTCCTTATCAGAACCGTCATCACGAGAAGGAGCGTAGAAACTATGCGAATAGCGAGTTACGGGCTTGATCCAAGGACGTGTTCCTAGATCAGGATCTTTCTCTATTGCCCAGCCAATGATTTGATAGTTATCCGTATTCACGTCGAAGGGATCAGCATCGAAAGTATCTTTTGGCGTTCGTTTTCCGAAAAGCCAAGCAAAGAAGCCCATTGATTCACCATCCAAGGTTTAACTGGCTTAAGTCCCTTGGGACTAAGCATGTTGTCTATGAACCCTTTACTGCAGCCAAGGGCGTCAGCAAGTTGTTTGTGCGTAACGTCCATGTCATAGGCGTGTTTGGAGATCAGTCCCTTGGCAGTTTTGATGTCGTACTTGCGCTTGGGGACGATCTTTCGGGCTTCCTTGTGTGGACGTTTGTATCCTCGGATACGGTTTCGCCCTAGCTTGTCGACGAAGTGTTCGATTGCCATGAGCTGATTCGGGTCAGGGTTTCTTCGTGCTGGAACACGCGGATCTTGGCGATGCGTTCGTTTGCCTTGAGTTCTTCGAGAAGGTTCGAAAAAGCAGTTTCGTTTTCTGGTCGGTAGCTACTGCTTGTTGAGCTCTTGTCGATGTACTCGACTTCGACGATGGCGAAGCACATGGTCACTCCTTCTTTTTAGGTCCAGAGCCCATGGCAAGAATGATGAAAGCTCCAGTTGCGAAGATGGCATAGTCAGTGTGGCGGTTATTGCCTGCTGCAGAGAGCATCAAAGCAAACAGAGCTATGACTAGTACCCAGCGTCCGAAGGTCATGATAGGAGTCTCATTAGCCAAATGATTGGTACTGCCAGTAGCACGAGTGCTCGTACTACTAGTTTCTTGAGTTGAAGAGCCCCGAGATATGCGATAGCGAGTGCTGCGAATAGCAGCTTACCAACCATGTCCTGATTCCTCGGGGCCAAGCGTGCCGTCGTCGAGCAGAGGGCACCACGTCCACTTATCGAGGTACTGGCCGCTGATCACTTCGACCAAGCGGCCGTCGGGGTGCCTGAGAATTTCACCGACCTTCATGGAAGACTTGGCGGCGAATTCTTGGTTGATCTGCTTGGCCAAGCCAGCAAGAACGGGTGAATTCCAGAGGTCGTTCATGGGAATTGGTTTTTCTTGATCAGCGCTTGGATGCGGTTGAACTCGGCGCGATGGTTCTTGGCTTTCCGCTCGGATTCGAGTACGAGATCTTCGTATTTCGATGGGTTCATCAGTTCCGAGAAGGTTCCTTTATGCTTGCCGGTGCCCCATTGGATCTTGCAGCGCGAGATGTGCTGGACGGGCGAGACGGCAACCACTACACCCAGTTGTTTCGGGGCGTAGTGCATGTAGACCAGATCACCGATTTGGTAAGTCGAGAGCTGGCTAGCCATGATAGTTCCGATGATCCGGGCCCGGGGAAACCACGAAGCGCATCTCGGTATTGGCCTCGTCATTGAGACGTTGGCGCTCCTTCTTGGCCTTGGGCTTCGAATCGAAGTAGCCCGAGTCTTCAACTCGGGTCTTGGTGGCAGTATCAGTGATCTGGAAGAGGCGCATCAGTGAACAACCTTCTTTTCTTCTTCGGGTGGGTTGACAACGTCACGCACGGCGATGGCCGCCATCTTCAACACGTCGCTGTCAGAGCCGATGCCGCAATTGAAGATCGTGACCGGGAAGTCATCAGGGCGGTTCGATTGGTTTTCGCCGTCGCGCAAGATGACGCAGAACTGGGCGCAATGGACCTTGTTGGGGTCGAGAGCTTGCAGTTCTTCGAGTAACTCCTTGAAGTCCTTGGCGCGGTCGGAGCATTCTTCGACTTTGGCGATCTTGACTTCCATCAGTGCTTGACCTCGCCGCTAGTGTCGATGTCGGAGATCTCCAGCAGGCTGTCGGTGCCTTCCTTGGCAGCTTGGTACAGGAGCTTCAGCATGTGGAGGTAGTCCTCAGGATCGCCGAGGCAGCCGATATGGACGGCGGCAGGGCGAGAGATACCACCTTCGATGGGAGTATCCGTGGCGTCGGGGTCGATGCTCACCACGCACAGCATCATGCAGTGGATCTTCGAGGAATCGAGATCGTTGAGCTTCTCGATCAGGTCTCCGGCCTTTTTGGCGATCTCCTCTCGGGAGACCGCATAAGCTTCCTTGGTCATGGAGCTGGTTCCTTAGTGCTTGGTGGTATTGGCATCGAAGATCTTCTTGAGGGCATCTTCGATGTTCTCGGCGCTGTCGATGTCGGGCATCTTGACGACACGAGCAAGTTCGTGCTGCTTCTTGATCAGGCCGATAAGGAAGAATCCGAGGAACTCGGGGCTGGTCTCGATCAGCTTCTCGATGATTGCGAGAATGGCTGCGGCGATGCTCGGAGGCGGACCACCGATCATGGAGCACATGTTCATCTGGGTGGGATTCCCGTTGTGATTCTCCACGCCCTTGTCGGTATGACCGGAGATGCAGATGGCGAGCGTGAGCTGTTTCTCTTCATCCGACATGTCTTTCTGGTGATCGAGGAACATCTGGAATTGGCGAGCCAGTTCGCCCGGGCCTTCCTCGGGCGGAATGTCGTTGCGGGATTTTTCGAAATCTTTACTCATGTCAGGTGACCTCCGGGTCGTTGATTGTGATGTTGCGTTTGGCCGCTTCATCGGTCAGTTTGTTGAGCATATGGATCAGTGAATCAGGATTACGTCCTTCGAACTTGAGGCGATAAATCACGATCTCCTTACGGAGATATCGAATCATCAGGACTAGTTGAGGGCTCGTCAGGGTCGAAGGGTGTTTCATTGACGTTCAAGCCTCGATCTTTGGCTTCGTCGATCAGGTAATTCAGGGTGAGCAAGGAGAGCGATGTAACTCCGCTCGTTACGCGGACAGCCAAGATCTTGGAACGAAGATG